GTACATGGATTAATTGACCAATTCACACACACGCAGAAAGAAGGGAAAAACTGTAATTCAATTAATAAGACTGGATAATTAATTTTTATCCAGTCTTATTTTTTATTTATAATTCAGACTATTAGGGTATTATAAATCTTTAACAGTCCTTTAACATTAGCTTAAGAATATCTGTTCTATTATTACTTATTAGGTAAATAAGATAAGCAATGTCTTATTAGAACCCCCGTTCTATTCCCACAATTCGGATAGTCTTTGTCCAGTTTAAAGGGGCGTGTGTACCCCAAAGACGTTGAATAAAATTTCCTAAATCGAATCGATTATACAAAGACATGAGTTATCATTCTATATACAGATACTAGTAATAAATTTCTTACTCTTTTTTAAATTTAATATATTTTTTAGAAAATCGAATCGGTGAATAATTAGGGAAAATATAACAAAAATCCCCAAATATCCGAAGATATCCAGGGATTTATAAAAATGAATTATTTACTCTTCACAGTCTTTTAATCTAACTCTTAGAGAATCATTATCTTCTCTTAGTTTTATATTTTCAGTTTTAAAATAATCTCTTTCTGCTGTTATACTCTTTACTAATTCAGTATAGAAAGTATTTACATCTATTGAACTTTTAATATGGATATTTTCTGTTGTTGCATCTTCTTTCTTGGCTTGGCTTCGTATTAATCTAAACTGAAAGAATCCTACAATAACTGTACCCAAAAAAGAGACTAATGCTATTATGATTGAAGTTTCCATATGTCATGTTATTCCGCTAATATTAAAGTTCCAGAAATAGTATCGTGACCGTTTCTTGTTAATGAACCCATAACAGTTACTTTAGCAATAGTACCATCTTTTCTAAACATACGTAGATTATATTTAATCAAGTCTACATCCCCCTCTAGTCTTTTTGTAACATTCTTTTTTACTGTAGGTACATCATCTAAGTAGACTAGATCAAAAATATTTTTTCCAATCAATTCAAAAGGTCTGTATCCTAGAAGTCTTGATAGAGTTTGATTAACATACTCTATTTTTCCAGTAGCATCAAATACATAGATACCTACTAGGGAATTTTCTACTAAGGCTATATATCTATCTTGCATAGTCTTTAAAGCACCTAGAATAACTTTGGCCTCTAATTCTTCTCTGTATTTCTTAGAGAGAAACCAGATGATTACATTTGTACATTCTGCTACTATTACAGAAAGAACAGCAATATGTACAAATGATGCATCTTTATAAACTAATAAAATCATTGCTGCTACAAATAAAAATGTATTCGCTACACCCATTGTTAATACAGTATAGTCTTTTTTATATATAGATTTTATAGATAATAAAATCGCAGCCAGCAATGCAAACCCTGCAATTAACCAAGTGAATAAAGTCATATCTATCATTATAAACCTAACTTCCCCATAATTATATTTACTTTATCTTCTAATAATTTTACTCTATCTTCTATTGTAACTACTGAAGAAACTATTCCTAAATAACTTCTTAGTTCAGCTTCAGTTCCATTGAAATAACTACAATCATATTTATATGTAGCATCACCTATATCCTCTTTATCTGTATATTGCCAGAATAGATATTTAGTCCAAGGTAAAGGCATATAGGGCTTAGTTACATAATAAGATGCTACCCATAAAGGATAAGATAAACTCCAAGATGGATTACCAATTAAATTCCATGTATTCTGATTAGTATAAATAATAGGTGTTTTACCTGAAAGAACTTTTATTCTTTCCAGGAAAATTTTAGCATAACTATTTAATTTAGTAATATCATTACTATATGTTTCTACATCTAGTATTGGGGGGATTTCTAATTTTAAATCTTTAATCTTACTCCAATAATAATTTGCCTGTAAAGTTGGATCAACTGAAGTACGTAAATAGTGATAAGCTCCTGTAAGTAATCCAACTAATTTAGCACTAGCTATATTTGGATATAAAGTACCATCTAGAAATCCTGTACCTTCTGTAGCTTTATTAATAAAAAATTTATGTTGTAATCTAACTAAAACTGAAAAATCCTTTAAAGGTCTCCAATGATTTAAATCTAAACCTTTTAACATTATTATTCTCCTTATTTCTATGATTCTTCCCATGAAAGGAAATGACAACCGACACCATAAGTTGCATTTCGGCTGTTGATACAAATTCCTACTTCGTCCGCCGTTAGGTAATTCGTTCTATCAATTGAATGATAATTTGTGAAATGCAAGCCGTCATGCGAAAAACGGCAAATCCGGTTTGTTCCATCATCGGATATTTGTAGCCATATAGGCATATGCCCAATATTAAAAGTCGAAGTTGCATAATCGCCTACGGCTGTAGTCGGACTTGAACAGGTATTAAGTGCAAAATAATAATAAGCATTAAGATAGGTTGGTGCAAAGACAACCAATTTTCCATCCGAAGATTGTCGCCAGCATAAACCAGCCTGATGATAATTAGCCTGATCCATATTTAACAATATGCAGGCAGTGATGGTATATGGTGTTGATGGAGCCGTTTTCTTAAGAATCGCTAAATCTATAGAACCGCCTGTTTTCGGCGGGTCGTAAAGATAAATCGAGTTATGATCTGTATCAATTGTAGTATCATCTTGATTTACCCAAGTAAAATTTGCACTAATTGGTTTCACAAAGGAGCGGATACCATAAAATTCCTTTGAAGATAGATTACTTGTTTTTATTCGTTTCTTATTAAAATTATCTGCACTATCTTCTATTAATAAAATATCATTAGCAACTAGAGTAGTCTTTTCAGTGATGGCATTAATTTCACCGCTTACATTGTTATGTATAGCATCATTGTCTGTAGCAGCATTTCCAAAATTTAAAGTAATAACTCCATCACCATCATTAGTTAATGTACCATTAGTAACTTTTATAGTACTTACATCACTAACACTTGGAGTGCCATCTATCTCTTCTACTGATAGAGAACTACTAGTTTGTCCTCCACTATTACTAATTGTTTCCCATACCCAGCCAGAAATACTGGTATAATATCCAAATTGTTCTGTATCTGTAGCATAAGCTACCATTCCGATACCAGAAAATGTGTTTATTATATTATCTTTAGTAGAGGAATAAATTACCTCTGGCTTACCAAGTTGTTTATCATCGTATCTCATATATTATATTCCTTTGTTATTTTTGTTCTAATGACAGGATTGTAAATCCGGCTTGACCACCACCAGAAATTTCAAAACCAAAACCTATTTGATCTGCTGTAATAAAATCAGTTCTAGCAACTGAATGATATAATAAATAATTTATACCATCAGCAGAAGCATAACAATATCTGTAATTACTATCTTCAGTGATTTTTAACCAAATCCAATTTCCAGATAGAAAATTACCAGTTAGAGTATATGCACTATCCCAAGAATTATATGAATTAAATTTACCCCCCAATAATCCACCACCCTCTGCTAAACCAAAAGTATGTAAAGCTCCATTTGAAGATTGTCTCCAGACTAATCCAAATCTTGTGTAATTAGCTTTACTATATAATGGTAAAAGTAATAGAGATAATGAATAAGGTAAAGTGGGAACAGCTTTCAGATACATGTGCCAGTTATCTCCTGATTCAGCAGGACAAGATAAATATACTAAACCATTATCTGTACTTATTGTAGCATTACCTTGATTTACCCAAGCATAATTTGTTAGGTCTGGCTTTGTTAAAGGAAATATTGGCCCCCAAGGTTTCCAAGAAGTAGCAGTTGCTCTTTCGATAACAGCGCTATCATTAGGTAGATATAAATTACCTTCATCACTAGTTGTAGGTTTATTTACATAAGTACCTGTTAATGTACTAGAACCGCCAGAACTAGATGAAGAACCAGATGATTCTAATTCAGATAACACAACTATAGATACTGATAAATTGGATACGTTTTGTATAACTGAATCTACATCAACTGTAATAATATCTCCTATAGTTATTGTAATACCTGAAGATACTATTGTTGATTTACTTTCAATACCAGAAGTTAAAATTATTTTATCTTCATTTAAAATAGATATATCATTTTTATTTACGTCAAATTCTATATAGGCTTCATCAGATAATTCTACATTAATTGAAATACCACTAATAGTAGCATTCAAAGGAGAAATGAATTTTATTAATCCAGAACTAACAACTAAACAACCTTCAATAGAATCAGTAAATATAACAGGTATATATGTAGTTTCTCCAGATGAATTACCACTTATTGTTATTTTAGCGGTTGTTTCATTAATACTTGAAACTACTCCGCCTTCAAATTGTAAATTAGTTATACCAGATAATGTAGTTGTATTATCAGTAATTGTTATTGATCCATTAGACGTTATTCCAGAAAGATCAACCCATTCTCCATTTTGTCTTCCATAAGTAGAATTATCAGAAGGAGCATCAGAAATACCCATAGTAGGAACATCTGTAAGATTTCCCCAATTAACACTTGATTGACCCAAAGTAGATAATTCTGTTTCGGTATAATAACGATCATCATGAGTATGAGAATCTGGTGGATAAGTTTCTGGTTTATTAGTTATACCTGACCAAGTTACACTTTCTGCTTCATTAACAATACCATCATTATTGGTATCGTATACAGATTTATACATATCCCCACCACCAGAAGGAGTAGGAATGTCAATCGAGATAAGAACTTCGTTATCAGTGGGATTGGTAACAGTAGCACCACTAAAATGTAGTGTGGTAATATCTGTAAATGATTCTACATTAATTCCTGTGATACCACTTGCAGATATGCCACTAGAAGAAATAGTAACGGTAACTTCGCCAGTTTCAGTTTCAGTAACAGTAGCTCCTACAAAATTTATAATATAAATTCCAGAAGCTATAATAGTTCCATCTTCTTCTATAACTAAAGCTGTAGATACTCCACTTGGATTTATTTCTTCTTCTTCTAGAATTTGTATTCTATAACGAATATGATTTAAATTATCCCACAATGACATACCACTAATAGGAATTGAAGATGCGGCTATTTCACTGTAGTCATAGGAAATTCTAGTTTGTGGAAGATATCCGATAAATCCACCCGGAGGCCCACCACTGCCACCTAATAAAGAACCTGTACCTCCTAGATAAAGTGGTTGGATTCGAATGTTGTTTTTTAAATTTTCTAAATATTGAAATAATTGAGTTTCAAAGTTCATATTGAATCATCACACCTTATTTGAGTAATTTCTGAATTTGGAAGTCCTGTACTTCTATCTGTAAAATAAGCCTCACCATCATCTTTTTGTAAAAATACAGGTGGAATACCACTAAAAGAAACAAAAGCATATGTAACATAGTTTGTAAATTCTAGATGATTTGCAAAACCACTGAATGTATATTTATCTTCTATACCACTAGCTGTTATACCAGAACATGTATAAATGTCTCCGTAGTTTGCTGGAATATCTGAAGCATCAAAAAAAGTAATTGCACTAGTACCATCTACAAATCTTTGAGGAAAAGCAACATAGGTTCTTAAATCACCACTAATTGTTTCCCATTCAACCGCTCTTACATCTGAAACAACTGTACTTTGCCAATCTTTAGGTATTATAGTAGAATAAGAATTTATTTCACCATTAGGAGAAACATATAAATAACCATAACTATTTCCAGTACCAATACCAGAAACTACTAATCCACCGTGTACTGCTATAGGAAATGACAAAGAACTTTCTACTTCAGGAGGATAGCCAAATACTAGTGAATTCATAGTAAAAGTATTAGCATTTTTCTTAGCTACTCTATAATTATTACCACCACTATTTTTTGTATAAGCCGGGGTATCTGGAAAGATTCCAATATTTCCATTAATAGTATTCCCATAAACACCATAAAATGTTCCAGGAGTATATGGAATTGTTTCTTGTTGCATTACTCCATAATCATCTTCATATAAATATGTATAATAAAATTCTTTTGTAATTTGTCCTGTAAATATACTTAATCCCTTTAATTGTGTTATTTCAGTTACAGAATCATAAAAACTCATATAAATACAATCATCAAAATCATCTATATTTTGAGCTACTTTGTATGTATTATTTGCTGGAATAGTTATCTCTGCATAATAACTATTAGAACTTTCTAATAAATTAGATGGATCAATAATCCAATAACTATAATTAGTTTGATTTGGATAAACTCCTGTAGATTTTTTACAAAAAGCAGCAGGTAATGTATAAGAACTATATAAATAAGTATATTCATAATTGACCCAACCTGAACTAGAATTGTGTGTAAGTAATAATGAATCAGGTATGTCATCTTGTTGTATTATTGAATTATCTGAACCTTTTCTAGTTGTATTATATATATGGAATCCAGCATAATCTAAAATTCTACAACAATAGGATTTAGAAATATGCGAATGGGTTTCTGGAAATGATGCAGGAATTTCATATTCAAAATTTCCAGTTACATATCCATATAGAACACCGGTTTTTGTATTATTATATAAAGTTGTTATCCATACATTATCTATACTAGCATAAATTCTATGATCTGACGCAATGCCAACGTTATTAAAAGTAGTATTATCGGCAGAATCTAATAAAGTTTTTGAAAGAACCGTTATACCCGATGAAGATAATTTATAAACTTTCAAATAAAAATTTCTAGTTACTCCAGATACTTCTGTAGTAAAAAAATGTGCTAATGCATAATCACCCACAACTGTTAAATATGAATCATTACTCAGAAGTGTTTCATAAGGAATTAATTCTATACTTTTTTCATTTGTAATATAATTAGCAGCCGCTAAATATATTCCAGAAGAAACAGTCCAACAAACAAATAAACTGTTTTCTGTAGCTATATGACATCTATACAATTCCACTGAAATAGAAGAATCTTCTGGAAGATATGTATTTGTTTTATTTGTATAAGTACCTAATGAAAATAAAGTGTTTCTATTGGATGCTCCTGTATTTAAATCAGTATTATCTACATAAAATATCCCAGCATCGGTAGAATCTGCAATATGACAAATTTTGTTTTCATCTATCGTTGAATAATCACCTGGCCATGCACCTGTAAATATTTTTGATGAATCTTCCCAGCCAGATGTTTGAGTATTAAAATACGGAGAACGATAGTACATATACGTAGCATTTGTACTTACAGTATAATATTGTCCACTTTGAGTTGGTAAATTTACTGAAGTATGTATAGTTTTATTATAAGCACCTGGAAGAGTAGTATAAATTACTACAGCATCTGCTGGAAGATCGACACCATAATCTTTGAAAGTAACTATTGTACCCGTTTTAGGAGTGGGTAATGTTGTTATAATTTCTTCTATTGGAATTACATTGAGTGTACTACCTCCAGCAGAATCTAATCTGAGTCCACATCCATAAGTTATAGCATCGTATGGAATTATTTGAATAGATTCACCAGTTTTAACCATAGCAGAAACTATTTGAGTTGTACCATTATTATCTACATCCAATGCACCAACTCTAAATTCACCTGAAGGAATTGCATAACCACTAGGAGGAACATACCCACTAGGATAAATGTTACTCATAACAATTGGTGTAGAAGTATAGTAAAGAGGATATAGTGAATTAATATCTAATAACCAACTTCCGCCTAATTCACCACTAACTGTTGCACTAGGCGTAGTTAATGATACACCAGACATTGCTGCAAAAGTAGCATATACATGATTATTAAATTTATCTACAGAACAAGAAGTACAAACAACACCAGAAACAGGTTCATTAGTAACATAGTTATAAAAAGTTGGTTGTGAAAATGGAATCCATGCTGCATCTATAATACTTCTAGTAAACAATTTACCTGTATTACTTACACATGAGAAGATACCATTATTAATAGATAGATCAATAATATTTAAATCTGTTAGACCATCTGAATAATTTTCCCATACATGCGTATATTGTAATGGTTTTCTCCAAACACCAGCACCAGCAGTAGAAACATATACATAACCATCATAAGAATAATAACCAAACATTCTAGGACAACGCTCATCTAGAATAAAGGTAGTAGTAAAACTTTCACTTTCTGCTGTTACTGAATAAGAAGTAATTAATCCATTACCATTCCATTTGGGAGTTTGTACAAAAATTGTATCTCCTAAAGAAAAATCAAAATACCCAGCACAAACTACAGTTTTTACTTCTGTAGCATTTCTCATTTCTTTTAAAAATGTATTAGCAATTGCTGTAGCAGAAGCTTTATTCTCAATATGACTATTTACTACTAAAGTAGAACGCCAATCTGAAGAACTAGTTTCATATCCTGTTCTTACTCTTACATCTGCAAATGCCCATTGTTTAGTTGCAGGGTTTGTAGCACCCCAAACAACAGAACGATTACGAAGCATCTTGTCATCTTTATGAAAAGAGAATTGAATTACTTCATCTGCTTCAACATAAAATCTATAATTAGAAGGATTCTTTTCTAGTTTGCCGATATGCAATACATTATTAGCATCAGAATAATAATACCAACCGCTCATTTGAACTAATTTTGTTATGGCTTCTATAGCTGGTTGCATACCTAATACATCATTATTGCTCATGATGGAACCATCACCAGCTACATCAAATGTGTAAGATATCTGTGCTTCTGTTAGAAATTTTTCTATCCAATATTTAGAATAACTAGGTTCTATAATTTCATATGATTCAGCTATATAATAGTCACTCAGTTGTTTAGTAATATCCTGAGTTGCTAAAGTTACTGTATGTTCAGTTTCACTTATTTCAATATTAGAAATAAAATATGTACCCTTTTTAATACCACCTTCATATACTACCATAGTATTATATGGATTATAATTTCTACCGGTATGTGCCAATACAAAATTGCATACAGTAATTCCAGAACAGATATTACCTTCTCTTGTATAAGTAATTAATTCAGTTGTTACGTCTGTCCCATTCCATGTAACTTGTATATTCATTATTTCCTCAATTCTAATTTAGTAATATATCCTGTGGTAGAGAAGGTTTGGTCACAACTGTAAATATACCAAAGTCCTGAATAAGTAGGATAAGTAATACTATTCATTGTAATAACTTTTCTAGCTTCTAAACTTGGATTTCCTTCCACAACTATAGTTAACATTTCTGTTAATCTATTTAATTTATCTAAGTTATAAGAAGCACAATCATCAGCAGTTTCTTGTGTAGTAATTAACATAGGAAAAGCAATCAATACTGTTTTATAAAATCCTGTAGGTAAATATGGAGATACTGCCTTTGCTTCCGCAGTTACTCCATCACCATAAACAACAACTCTATTTCTTAGATTAGATTCGTTTTTAGCATATCCTAAATCTAATAAAGTAGTATCAGTAATGGTAGCTTCAGAAACATCAACCTTATCACCAGGAAATTCTGGTTGTGCGCCTGTCATTACAAAAGGTTTTCTATTTTCAAAGTGAATTAATTCATTTGAATCTGCCCATAAATTCCAAGCAACGATATCTGCTAATTGTTTACTATAGTCAAATACAGAAACCATATTTACTTCTATACCATTGGGTGAACTTGTTTGCAAATGAAAATAAGTTTGGTCTGCATAGATATTTGTTAATCCGCATAGAGCAAATAAATCTCCAATCAAATCTTCTACTTGAATATGATTTCTAGTAAAAGGATGATCAGGATCAGTAGATACAATATAATAATCTACAGCCCTTACCATTGAATCATTTAATGTAAGAGTATAAGTTTGTGAAGATTCTGAGAAATCCCATTGTTTTACATAACCAGTAAATACTCTGGTATTAGTACCTTCATAACCAAGGTCGATTGTAAATTTATCGCCAAGATCAGAATTTAAAGTAGTAATACCTTCTATTGTAGCAGTTCCAGTAGCGGAAGAGTGATTAGAAGTTACTGATATGGAAAGCTCACCTGTTAAATCAAAAGCATGAGTTGTATTTGTTACTTTGAATGTTGGATTACTCATTCCAATAAAGTTCCCCTTCTACTGAATAAACAGGAGCAGTACAATCTAGATCAGTTCTTAGAGATTGCCATATAGCTTTTGTTCTACTAATTACTAAACTATGTAAATAAAAATTGCCTATTGTAACTCCACTACATGTAAGAGAATGATAATTTCCATCTCTGGCTGCTACCTTCAAAGCAGCATAATCTGTATCTCCAACAATGTATCCTTTAAAATTTAAAATAGAACTTTCCCAACCAAATGATTGATGAATAGTCCCACCAGAAAGGGGTTGTAATCTTGCAATTACTTCTCCTGTTTTCTCAGGCATTTCTTCTATAAAAATTCTAATGTTATTATAATACCACATAAGTAATTCCTTTATTAATAATCACATACTATGAAAATGTAAGCACATACAATATTACCAGAAACAGTAAAAGTAACTTCTAATCTATAACGATTTTTAACAGTTAGATTATAAAGAATTGGAAGTGTTATTATATCTCCTGAAACAGAAGAAGTTCCATTTAAAACTGTAGAAGAAACATTTGTTCTAGTATTATTGGTTACATCATAAACAATAACAGAATCTACTGTGGGATTACTTCCCCAAGGTGTTGTTGTCAAAGTGTAAATAATACTTTCACCCACACCTTGAGAAATACTTAGTTCTTTCATTTGTCTTATTATTGTCATCTATCCTCCAACGAGAAATTTTTTACTCTACTGTTTAGAGTTAATGAACTATTTCTGTTATTTAAAGTGAAAGTAAATGTTCGTGGGTACAATGTAAAAGATTTTACTATTGGTATTATATTGAAACAATCTAAATTTCCTGCTAACATATTTAATATTACTGTGTTTAATGCAACCGAAATATTTCCAGGAATAATATCTATATTTTTTGCTGATAGAGATAATTGAACAGTATTAATAGGAACTATTATAGAATCTGGTATAATAATATTAACTGAAAAGGGTATTAAGTTTAATATTGTTTGATTTAATGGAACAATTGCTTCACCAGGAAGTACAGATAGATTATGATTAATACTATAAATATTTACTCTATTTAAAGGAACAATAACATCTCCTGCCAAAATGTTAAGATTAAAACTTTGCATATTCATATTAACACAATTTAGATTAATAATTATATCTGTAATTGCTGTTAAATTATATGCTGATAATTTAGTACTAACTAAATTTAAATTTTCAGTTACAGGATTACTGCCTGTAGAATATTCAATATGTAAAGTAGCAGCTCGATTTGAAGAATCATCATATGTTGAAATTGATGATAAATTAGTTACCGCCTGTCCGTATACATCCCAAAAAAATACAATAGCTCTACCACTAGCATAACTATAAGATGCCATTAATTCTTGAATTATGGATACAATACTTGGACTGTTATAATATCCTGGTGTTGATCCAGCTACATTAGATTGATCCCATTCTAACGTAGCGGTAGTCTTAGTTTTTCCACTGACAGAATATGTATCATTTCCTGTAGTAGGAGCAGCTGGAGTATCTGAATCTTCTGCCCAAGAATTTAAATAGACGTCTGAATTGGCGGCAGTTCCAAAGTACATTTTCAAATAGGCAACATCAATAGTAGCTCCATCTGGAATTGTCACAGAGGAGAATCTTACACAACCATAACGATGTGAGGTGGCATTAGTAGCACCAACAAGGATAGTTGAACCAGTATTAATTACATCACCATCACCATCTTCGTAGGCATCATCTGCTCCTAGATTTACTTTAATTTCAATGGTGGTCATTTTACAAACCTAAGAAAGAGCCAACAATCCACTAACATTATGCAAAGTATAATTAGCGCCATTAGAATTAGTTCCAAGTTCCCAAACAACACATATATATTTTGAAGCTATTGAATCATCATATAATACAGCTTTTGTTATTGTAGCAGTACCTAATGCTGTCCAAGTAACATCATCACAATTCCAATATGCAAGGTTGTCTGTATCATTTTGTGTGATTGATAAATTTGTTAAACTCATTCCACCGGCAGTATAACCACTAGCAACAATTTCATCGGTTGAAGAGTAGACAGGAGTAGCTTCATCTATAATAGCTGAATCATATGCTCCGCTATATAAAGCGATTTTAAATATATCATTTTTACAATCTACTTCACCTAATAATATTTGCTCTTTAAAATTATTTAAGATATGTCCATCACCTGCTGTCATCTTTATTCTCCTATTATATTAAACTGCATTTGCACTAATGGTGCTAACACCATTAGAATATCTTACTAATTCGTCTTTCAAATAAGGTCTTACAATTTCTGCTAGAACTCTACCATTAACTTGTAATACAGTTCTATTATTAATATTTAATGATAATCTAGTAGTTAAATTTTTTAAACTGGTCATGGTAAAATTTGCCATAGCACTTGTTATAGAACCAGTTAATGCTGCAAAATCAAATCCAGTACCCAAACCAGTATTACTTAAGACAGAAGGAAGTTGTGTAGTGGATTGTTGTAAAGCATTTCCTTTTACAAGTTCTATCATATCTTTTGGAATAATTTCTTCATTTGGTTTATTTGTTTGAGTTCCAGTTAATATACTAAAAATTTCTTTTATAGTATTTTCTATATTTTGTAAAGAAGTTACACTACTTGAAACAGAAGTTGCAATATTTTCTGGAAGAGTAACTTCTGGAGGATTTAATAATTTATCTGTTAATGATTGGTTTGCAAAAGTTTTATCGGTTGTAGGTTTTCCCCAATCAGAATAGATATCTAATTTATCTTTCCAGAAAGATTTCCATCCAGCTTCTTTTGTAGGAGTAGTATCTGCGAAAGAAACTCCTCCACCAATTCCTGCTCCTGTTTCTGGATACATTTCTTCAAAAGTTTTATTTTTAATTGTTTCTGGTAAAGTGATATTAGTAGTAGTACCACCACCCTGCATGGTACTTAAAAGACCATTAGTTACTGGAATATATGGAAACATATCCGCAGGAAAATTATAGAAACCTTCTAGTTGATCTTTTTCAGTATCAAGAATTTGTTGTAATAAATATTGAACAATCTTCCAATCTTTAGTATATGAATTTAAATTGCCTTCACTAGTTACAGCAATCTCAGTTTGTTCATCTAATTTATAGCCAAGATTTTGTAAATTTTCAGCCATCTGAGTGTATTGAGCACCATTCACAACACCGGCTAATTGCTGTGAAGTTACATCATAGGTCTGGAAACCAATTCCTTTAGCATTTGAAATTGTGCCAGATTTCTCTAATTCGCTTTCTGCTAATGACATTAAGTTAATAGAATCTTTAGGAACAAATTTCTTTATATATTGTGTGCCATCCCATACAGAAATAGCTACAATATCTTGCATTTTAGCTTCTATAATACTACTATCAAAACCACTGGCAGTTAATAATTGATTTAATAAATCCTCTGATTTAGCAATGATAGCATCTATATCCGCTGTAGAACGATCTTCTAAATCTACATTCTGTAATAAACTAGTTTGTGCAGCTAAATCTCTATTAGTCTGAACTAAATAGGCATCTGCCATAGCCTGTGCTTCTGAAACTTTTTTAGCAGCTTCATAGTATTCTAAAGTTCCTGGTGTTAGTGCATCCATGTTTTTCTTTGCTGTTGCAACTTCAGTAGCAAGAGTAGTCATGTATGTAATTGTTTCATCGGGAGCATCACGAAGAACTTTCATTAATCTTTCAAAATCATCTGCCGTATCTCCAGGTAATGATTTTAAATTTCCTAATGATTGTTCCCACTGTGATAATAGAACATCTGCACCACCTAATCTAGTGCCTTGTCTTTGATATTCTGCATTGGTAACTTCTCCAGAGGAAAGTTGAGCACGTAAATCTTCTTTGCTTCTACTAACTAAACCAGTTAATAAATCCTTCCAAATACTTGAAGCAGCTTGTTTAGCTTCATCCGCAATTTGAGTTTGAGTTCTTTGTTCAGGAGTAACACCAGAAGCAACTTGTAATTTGGCAATAACTTCGTCTAGTTTAGCACGTAATTTTGGATCAGTTTCAGCAGCTTTAGAAGTAAGTAATAATGCATAATCTTCTTTAGATAAACTACCTTCTTTTGCAGTCTGTCCCGGAGTATAAGTTAATTTATTAGTACCATAAGCAGCATTAAGTGTATCTACTGCATCTTTGAAAGCTTGAGTATCTGTCACTAATGTTTCTTCAAAACCTGCTCTAGCATAGGCTTCTGGTTGTGCTCTTGTTCTTCCTGATATTAAACTAAATTCTTTAGGCATTATATCAAATAAACTTGCTAAAGCTTCTTGTTGTGCTTGTTTAATATCTTCTTCTGTTTGTGGAGTAGTTCCAGCAGCCTTTAGTGTAAACAGATTTTCAAATTTAGGTTTTCCAGCTTCAACAGCATTGATAAAAGTTTCACCAATAGACATACCAATAGCTGCACCAATAGGATTACCACCAGAAATTGCTAGGCCAATAAAACCACCTGCAATCTGAGCACCCATCTTTTCATAATCTTTATTTACAGCACTTCCTATAGCACCACCAGCAATCATAGCAATGGAAGCTGTAGTACCTAGATTAGAGAATTTCTTACCACCTACATTTGTTGAACCTTGCAACCAGCCAGATACACCACCGGATACTCTTTGATTAGCATTCCAACCTAAGTAAGAATTTCCTGTAGTGGTTTCTGCTCCAAAACCGGCAACACTACCAGCAATTGCACCTGCACCACCTGCAATTTTACTAGTAAGCATTGCTTGAAATGCAGGGCCTTTGGTATTTAGAACAGCCGCACCACCTAGAACTGCAAGTAACATGGGGCCAGAACGTCCCATAAGTTGCATCAATTCAGCTAGACCATCAACAACACCACCTACTACATCTAAGATTGTTTTGAATAAGTCTAATAGACCTCCCTCATCACCAAGAGATTGTGCAAGTTCTTGGAAACTATTACTTAATTTTGTAATAGATGTTTGCACAATATCTAATTTTTTACCCATAGCTTCTGCGGCAGTGCCAGTTTCAGCCATTGCAGATGTAGATTCAATATCAGCAAGTTTCTTACTTTCAATTAAAGTCTGTACAACAGCTTGTCTACGAGTACCACCACCCCAAGCTAAAGTAATCGCAGATAATTGAGTATCTGAGATTGCACCTTGTTGACGTAGATTTTGAACATCCTGCAATACTTCAAAGAAATTACGCATTTCTCCAGTTGCAGTTTTAGTAGCTACGCCAATATTATTAATAGCTTTTTGTCCAGCGTCAGATTGAAAACCACTGATAATTGCTTTAGCTTGATTACCAAGTTCTTTAGTTCCAGCAATACCAGATTCAGCAAGTACACCCAAGATAGCATTTAATTTATCTGCATCAACACCAGCAGCTTCGGCAGCATCACCCACAATAGCAAAGCCAGTTGCAAGAGAACCAATATCTACATTGGCTACTTTAGATACAGCTACCCATTTATCTAATAATTGTGTACCTTGATCTAGATTTAAACTTGTTTGTCTCAAAGCCGCAGACAATGTGTCAATAGCTTCTGCTTCACTTAATGTACTAAGTTTAGATAATGTCAAAGAATCTGTTAATAATTGATTAGCATTATTAAATCTTTCTGTAGCAGTAGCCGCACCACCAGCAGCTTTATATGCCTGTGAATAGGCTTCCAAAGTTGCATTTAATTCTTCACCAGATTGTTGTGCTACTTCTGCGGCAGCATCAAATAAATCACGCATTGTTCTAGTAGCAGAACCAAGAACAACAGTGATGTCAGCTAACTTAGCTTCATTATCAATCATGATTGTGGTAAGTTCACCAAGTTTCTGTAGTGGAGTATAAACAAGACCTACAGCAATAGACCACTTTAAAAACTCACCAGCATTTCTAACAACTTCACCAGCAAAAGTTCTAAATCTTTTTTGTGTATCAACTAGAGTATTACCCCATTTATCGGTAATAATATCTAGTCTATGCATTACGCCAGTACCTTCGTCTAATACTTTAAATTGAGATTTAAAAATTCCACTGTCACCAACAGTCTGTACATTATATAAAGTTTCTGGCCCAAAACGTCCATTATCTATTTTAGATGCAGCTTCACGAGTCTTATTAGCTCTATAAGTACCCATTGCTTGATCTAAATTTTTATAACGATTAGTATTTTCTTCAATAACTTTAATTTCTGCTTGACGTGTTTTTATATATTTTTCTAATATAGGTATTTGTTCTTTGTTAGCAGCAGCAGTTAAAGCTTTTTCTTTAGCAAGTTTAGCTTCAGCAGCAGCAGCTTTTTCTGCATTAGCTATAACATCAGAATCATTTACATTACCACGTATAGAATTTATATATTCAACAGTTGATTGAGATTCACTTCTAACAGGTTCTGGAAATTCTTGTACCCATTGATTAGCCACAGTTGCTTTAATACCGGGGGCAGTATTTACAGCTGTCTTACCCAATTGAACTGTTCTATTAATACCTTGATTTACTAACTCTATGTAAGTAGTTAGTTGTGCATTCAACTTTTCAAATCCAGTAGTTTGAGAAAGTTGCATAGCTTCTGATAACTTACTAATTTGAGTATCTAGAATAGAGGCTTCTTTCGAAGCATCAGCTAGAACTTTTCTCGCTTTAATAAGAGCATCTATAATTTGTTGTATTCTTGGTACAATATTTTCTGCCATATATTATTATTCTACATCCTCATCAATGTCAATATAATTATCTGTCTTACCTGTCAATGCTGAATCAACCCAATCATTTATATCTTCTATAGTACCATACCAAAGTATTTCTTCTGGTACTTGTTTTTCTTTTGGTAATTCAGAAAGAGAATCTATTTGTTGTCTTTTTCTAATTACAAAAGAAATGGTATAAGGAATGTCCGTAAGTCGCACTACTTTCGGGTCTAATGGGATTTGTAACGCCTTTGAAATAGACCAAGCTACTGCTATTGCGTTACTTGCAGCGATTTTTTTAGGTCGTCTACATTGATTTCTAGAGATAAATAAAGATCAATGATTTTTTGTTTAATTTCTGAAGGTAGATTATTAAATTCATCTACAGTTTTAAAAGCCTTTTTAGTATATCCTTTGTCTAAGAAAGTTCCTAAACAGGCACTCATATTTCTAAAATTATTAATCATTTCCTCTTCACAAAGATCGTTAATTAATAATCTCTCATATTCTTTTATCAAATATTCTTTTGATTCTTTCAATAGAGCTTTCTTTAAAGCTTCACTTCTTTTTGTAATTCCATCTCTAATAGCTTTTTCTCTTTTATTAGGATAGTCATCTACTTCGGTTTGATATTTTTCTTGTTCCTCTAAGGTTGCATCTGAATTTGGAAGTACAGGAAAAGGAATAGAAATATCTTTTATTACTTGCTGTGCAAGTGTTCTTATAGAAAGTGCTGTTACAATTTCAACTAAATTATCCTTTGTTAAATCTGAATAATCTTGTACAAATGCTAAGTGTTCATCAGTATCTTTGTCTTTTAATTTCCCTCTAAGTTCCCTGCTCTTTTTAATAGCGTATACCTTTGCTCTATTTACATCTGCATCTCCAAGTAATCTGATATATAAATCTAATTTCTTTTCAGTTTTTGGAATATCTATTGTAAATTTCTTTCCCCATTCAAATAATTTTGAAACATCTACATCATTGCGTTCTGCTACCATATTATTTCCTTTCGAGATAACAAAAGGGTCGCCACGCCACATATAATTATACATAGCGAGTGGCGACCCTTTTACTAATCCTTTATCATTGCCTGATAAATTATTTAATTATTACATTGAACCTGAGTAGATCACACAGTGTCCGGTTGTTGAACGCCAGTTGATTTGCAATTGTGCATTCTGATTTACATTTACACTATAAGCATCACCGACTAATTCGATATTATCTAAGTAAACGGTTTTCATAACAGTGTAAGGAATTGTAGTATCACAAGGATCAAGTAATTCAATCTTTACTGCAATACCACTAGTAATGCAACCTAATCCAGGTTGTAATTCTGTATCAGCAGAATTCAAACTTCCAGTTGTAAATAAATCCATCAATTCAGTATCAGTATCAAGAACGGTTAAGGTTCCTTCAACAGTAGGAATTTGTCTTTGATAACCAGCAATACCATCTCTGTTACCCATTTCTTTAACAGCTTGAGTATTTAGATTACCATTGATTGCAATAGATTGAACTCTTGGAATTTCATTTGCTGAAATATGAATAGTAACGTCTTTACCCTTGATAGCTACAGGTAATAGTGGATCACTAACATCTGCCCAATTACTTCCAGTAGGATCAGCTTGGTATACTGCTAAGCATTGTGTAACCATGCTATCACCAGTAGTCATAGTAGTACCAACAATCCGATATTCACCAGTTGCAGGAGTAGTAGAAACTTCTTTTAAATATGAACCATCAAGAATAACACTTAATGCATAGTTACCATTTTTCAAAACTATTGGAGTTTGTGTCAAAGTAAAACTAGTAGTACCAGTTATAAACTTATCTACAACAACGTCTTTTTTAAACCAACGTCTTTCACTTCCAATCGCTGAATAATCTTCTGTAGATTCTCCATCCAAAGTATAATTGAATGTGAAATCTCTAATCTGCAATTTCTTAGCATGAGAACATTTAGCATAGTCACTAAGTGTATCACTCTTGGTATAGATAATTGCATCTATTTCCCCTAGATTTACAATATCAACACCACCAACAGGATATGCTGTAGCGTCTGTTCCAGTAAGAACAGAGAAAATCTTTACACCAACATCAAGAGCAGAAAAGGTAAGAGTTACATTAGGAACATCTTTAGAGTTTCCTACATAAGCTGAATTACCAATTTCACTTATTTGATTAGATGGGATATCTGTATTCTTACTAAATCTTTGTACTCTAGAGGCTTTAAAGGAATCTCTTTTTCCTACAAGAAATAATTGAGCTTCCTTTGAAGGTACGGCTAATCTTTTTGCCATTTAGAAAACCTCCGTTATTTATCTATTATTTTGAAAAGATGCTACATAATGAACTGTAGCTCTGTAATATAATTCTTCTACCAGTTTAGCATTTACAGGAATATTTTTGGCTGTGCTTCTTAAGTGATTTAAACAACCAATTTGTGTAGGACTATAAGGTGGAAATCCCTCATTATAATCATAAACTGGAATAGGGTTTGATAAAGCGTCAAGAATCATATAGGTAATCTCGTCACGTTGAGAACGATTTTTTGCATAGATATCTATATAATACTCCCTCTCGACTAAGCCTTTTCTATTACCCAATTCATATTCTAATTTTTCAACAGTATCCCATTCTATCGCAATGCTGGGAACTATTAAATCGCTAGCTGTATATCCATCTGTAACTGTTATGAAAGTAGATGATAATAAATCCTTTAACCAGTAAACTGTGCTTAAATCTTCCAATCTAAAATCTGTCATTGTCATAATGAAAATTTCCCTAACTTATCCATAATATTATCTACTCGTATTCTAATTGTATTACCAGAAGGTAGAGTAGACGAGTATCTGGCTTTATATATGTTTGCTTCATAGTCAGTTACAATTTGCTTTGCTATATTTTTTACATCTAATAATAAAGCATTTATTTTATATTTTTGTAATTGTTCTTTCACTAATTCTATTGTGTAGTTTAACAGTTGTTCAGATAAAGTATTTTGCAGATTTTGTTCTAGTGCAGTTAAATAAGTTAGAGCTTGTTCTATATTAGAAATGTCAGTTTGTAGTTTTTTAATTCTAACTTCTTCTTCTCTAAATCTAAGTTCAAATTCTTTTCTTATTTTTTCTCTAGCTTTTTCTACAAAGTGTGTAGGAACATTTCTAGGATATGCTGTTCCTCCCCTATCACTACTTAATGGAATTGTTCCTTGATCTATAATTTCCCAAAAGGGAGCCAGTGTTGTAAAGAAACTTATACGTTCATTTAAAGTTCTCCAGTATTTACCAGCATAATCTGGATTATCTGCTACAGGTTCACCTTCCCTATCTGGTTTATAAATCTTTTCTTCCCAAGCGTGAGATGCCCATGTGGGATTATATGGTGCAGGTGCGTGATCTTTTTCTTCATCTAAAACTAATCTAAATGCAGTAACTGCATCCGCATAGTCATCTATGTTTCCAGCTGTTTCATTTAAGTCTATATAAATCCTTATATTATTAGTACCTTGTGGATATAATCTAATAGTTTTAGGTTTTCTAATTGCTTGAATTAACCGCGAAGAATATTGAGGAATATTAAATTCTTTGTTTATTTCTAATGCTTTTAATGTTTCCCATTCTAGAATATCAGAAGCATAACTAGAAATTTGTTGAACAGCTGATGTTGCTGGATTAATCGAATTAATTAATTCTTGAATAGAATTCTTTAATGAAGATAATTCGTACTGTTTGTTTGTTACATATTGTAGTACTTCTGGTACAGTAGTATATTGTTGTAATTCCTTATCTATTTCATCAAAGAATTGTCTAAACATTATTTGATATCCCCTTCAAAATCAGTTCCGAAGATAGTATTCAGAATGGTTCTTTTATAATCATTCAATCCATCTAAAATAATTTTTCTAACTTTTAGATATTGTTGTGGATCATCCTTTAATTCCGCTTCAATTGAATCTAACATTTTACGTTGAAAAACCTTGCATTTATGATCCACGAAACCAATAACATCTAGAAGATCAATTCCTTCGATTATCTTGTTCATATGTGTTTATCCCTTTCTACCAAGTCAAGTAAAAGCCTATTAATTTCTTTAACACCTCTTGGTATTGTTTTACGGATATCCATTTTTTTATCGTCTACCTCTACATAATCCGTGGTATTCACAATGGTTACATTTGTATCCGTATATTCTATTTGTACTCTGCAATCACCATCAAATAATTGTCCCCCGGTATGCCAACGCATTTCATCTGCATGACCCCAAGTAATATGTGCATCAATACTTTGACCAGAATAAGTAGGTATCCAATAAAGACCACTACAAACTGAACAAAAAGGATCAGTAGATTCATTTGATATCGGATCAAGTGTACATACAGAGCAGCCGGATACAGTTTTTGTATGAAATATTACAGGTCTACCAATAGCTTCCCGAATATCATCTATAATTGTTTTTGTGCTATCCGGCCAATAAATTGTCATAATACCTCTTTAAAAACTTTATCAAATTGCATGGCTACATTTTTCCATGAATATTCTTCTGAAGTAAACTTAGTAATGCTTTTCACAGAAAGTTCATTATATAAATCTTTATTTTGATAAAGTTCTTCAAATCTTGTTGCTACATCTTCTGGAAAAACAATTTTACCAGTAGTCATAATTCTATCTAAAACAACATCTGTTCTTGGTTCTACTAATAATCCACAATCTGCATAAATATTTCCTAAAGCTGAATGATTGGGAACAATTTGTGGTGCACCCGTTACAGCATGTTCTATTTGGGTCAATGACCATCCTTCACCAACAGAAGTATTTACACCAACATCAGTAGCATTATAAATAAGATTTAATTTTTCAATAGGAACTCTTTGAACACCCATAACATTTCCAGAAATAATTAATTTATTATCTATACCATATCTTTTAGCAAGACGAATTATATCAATATGACTATCTCTAATACCACAATGCATATATAATTTAACATTATTTGGTTTATTATCAGCAAATAAAGCAAATGCTTTCATTGTAATATCTAATCTTTTTCTAGGTTGATTACGATTTGCAGAAAGAATTATAAAACTATCTTCATATAGTTCTGGCCTATTTGGATAGAGTTCTTTTTTTATTTCTTTTTTAGGTTTATCAATTGCATAGAAATATTTAGTGTCAATACCATGAGGAATAACGATAGGATTTAATCCACCTACAGCTTTAGAGATAACATCTCTTCCAAAAGGAGTATAAGTAATTGCCTGAGTTACTACATCAAATTCTTTATACCAATCTGAATCATGATCTGCTGCATCTACTGGAGTATATGTAACAATCTTAGGTAAAGTATATTTTCTTTTTTCATAAACTTCTTTGATTGCTTTTAATATTCCATCTTGTACCCATGCGTCATTAAGAATAAAAATAATGTCTGGTTTTTCTCTATCAATAATTTCTGGTAATTTTGATATTCCGTAAACATCTCCATTAAAACCAGTTGGATAAATTCTATATGGATAACTATGTGGGTCTCCGAAAAAATTTACGCCTACCCAAGATATATCATAATCTTCTTGTGGTAAATTTTCAGCTATAGAATGCAAAACTCTAGAAAAACCTGTGGGTGTTACTGCATCCCCATAAAATAAAATCTTAATTTTTTCCTTCATTATTTATCCTTTCTTACTTTGGATCATTTATATTTCTTTCGTACTGATTACTCAAATATCCGATCAATGGATTTGATTTAGCTCTGGCTAATTTTTTTGTTGGTGGTAAAAGTATATCATTCAACATATCTATTAAACGTTTTAAAGTATCACCACGACTTCTGTATCGTTCAAGATTGGAAAACGAAATTTCATTATCTTTCCAAGACACAGCATCCCATGCACTATTTTCTAATGATCCTTCTAGAATAATGATAGATGCCATTAGAATAATTGGAAATTCGTCTGAATTTTGTATCACACCATCGGCTTCTGGAAACAGAAAAGAAGTATTAGGATTTCTTGTAACATCACCTGTGTCATCAATTAAATAACGAAAATTCCAATATCTCTGTAAAATTTTTACAGCTAATATAAGAGATGTTTGAATCCATTCATCCGTGTAACGATAAGTATCAGGATTAGTATCTCCAATTTGTAATCTAACATATGGAATAAATCCATTTAAATTCATGTATACCTCTTACTCTTCAGCAATACCTGATTGAATTTCTCCTAATCTAGCTTCAATTGCTGCAATATATTTCTCAGATTTTTCTGCTGCTCTTGCTGTGGTTAAAATTCTATAGACAAATGCTTCTGATTCTGTTTTATTCAATATAGTTTGTAAAGAAAGGAAAGGCTTTTTAATAAGGTCTTTAATTTCTTCATCGGACATTTGTTCTATTTTAGCAACTTCATTTGGTTCTTCTTTTCGTGTAAATGAAATAATCCTGCCTGTTTCTAATGATCTTCGATTCATTCTTTTGAAAAAGGCATCTTCTTTTTCTGTCCAAATATCTAGAATTGAATCTGGATTATCGCTTGTCCCTTCCAATAAAATAACAGTTACTTCGTTATTAAAAGGATTTAATATCGTAACACTAAGTTTACCTAAAATTGTTTTCTTATAACTTTTATAAGGTTGTCCAATCTGCATAGCAGAAAAAACTTTTGCATCAATTTCATTTCCCATAAAACATTCCTTTCAAATATATAATTAGATTTTATAAAGGGGCGGGCTTAATTACCCGCCCCTTTATGATTGTTATTTAATTTAATTAGCTAATATCGCCTAGTACATAAATACCTTCAGCATTGTCGATAATGAAACCGAATTGCTGAGAAATATCACAATTCCAAGTTGGAGGGGTTGGGCGAGGATCGGTATATTCTTTAGTACGAGCAGGGCCATACAAAACGAAATCACCAACATTTTGACCAATAACCAAAATTTTATCTTCGGGAATTAGTTTGTTATGATCCATAGGATTGTCATAAACCTGATCAATAGCAAGAACAGGAACACCATAATAAGTACCTAATCTACCAGTTCTCATAACTTCTTCGGCCATAGACTGAATCATTTCTGTTCCAGTAGTAGAATTGCTGTGCCAGTAAGTAAGAGAAGTAATAGGTTGAAGTGCTGCACGTGAACCAACAATAACTTTAGCACCAGTGGTAGTTTGATTAATTGCATCGATAGCATTTACCAAAGCTGTTTGAGAAATTGTTCCACCAACAGATGTAAAATTGCTAGGGGTATTTGTAGCTGACCATATGGTTGAAAGAGCGGTGAAGGTCTTATTCAAATAGTAGTCACGAAGTTTTAGCATCATTTCACTACGAATAGATTCTACTGTTCCTAATTCACCTGATTCTAATTCCCATTCATTAGCCTGTGCACCAATAACCGCCATATCCAAAATATAGTTAGCTCTTTCTGATACAGTGATTTCACCCTTCAAAGGAATAGCACCAGGAACGTGAGTCCAAACTTTTAGACCCTTACGTACTTTCTTTACAAGAATATCGCCAGGATTCATTTGGCGAGTATTCAAAAGCATACTGATGATGTCAAGGGTGATATGGTTTGGCTGCACGTAGTCAACCATCATTTCAGCTAATGCTTCTCTTTTAGAACGATCCTTCATTAAGCCAGCAATGGCTTCCTTGACTTCTGTAATTTTATCCATTATTATATAACTCCTATAAGTCTAATTATTTAAAAATTAGTCAACAATAATAGTAAGATCAGAGTTTGAGGTATTGAAATATAGAACTCTACCAATAACTCTATCATCACTTGTTGCTTGATATTTTGGTTTTCCAGCGTCAGTAGTATCTTCTGCGGTGTTGGCTACGATAACATATGCACCAGGATTCTTCAAAGCTGCGTTGTAAATATATTGACCAGATGGAATAGTAAATGTTCCACCATGATATGCCAAAGCAGGAGTACCTGATGGGATAGTCATACTATTCATATAACCAGGGTAGGTTGTATAAACAGTAGTATTAGTCATAGGTAGGTTAGTAGCCTGTTCCCAACCTTGTCTTAATGCCTGTGTATAGGCAGGTATAGGTTGATAGAAAGGAGCACTACGATTATCTACTGCCCAAGTTAAGATATAACCAGCTTGTTCAGCTTCATCTGCGGTAGCAGGAACTTTGAAGCCGGGAAGATCAGCTCTAGAGCCTAAATCATAGGAATGTGCATTTGAAGTTAAAAGACCAAAACGACCTTCTACAACATCTGCTTGTGGGATAACCCCAATAACTTCTTTGAAACCATTGATTTCCATTGAGAAAATATCTCCTTAAATTTTTACTTAGTTGATTTTAATTCTCTGAGTGCTTTAGCTAATTCAGCAGGACTTAATTTATCTGCGCCACCACCATTAAGATTTGGAATTACTGAGGAAGTACTTTCTTTCTTAGGAGCAAAAGATACTAACTCTTGTACCAAGAAATCCAAATCTTCTGCACTCATAGATAGAAAACGATCTTTATTAGTATTAAAATAATCATCTTCTTTTTCTATTTTAGCATCAACAAACTTCTGTTTGATAGATGCCATTTTTTCTGCGTCTTGTGCTAATTTTTCAATGTTATTTTTAAATTCAGCAAGAGCGTCTTTTTCTACTTTTACTGCTTCTAGTTCGACTATTTTATTTTGTAAATTAGTTTCTAGTTCAGTAATCTTAGTTTGTAATTCTTCTAATTCCACTGTATCTGTCTCCTTATTATTATCATCTTTCTCTGATGCCATAGCAACAAAAGGAGTACGACCAGCATAAGCAGGCAATCCTACAACAGAAAGGCCATTTAATGATGTACCTTTTAGAGTTTCAATACCGTTTTCGTCCAATTCAGATTCGTCATAACCTACTTCCCAAGATACATTAGGGGGAGTTCCTTTTGTATACATATCTTTTAGATGTGCGATATCTTCTGGTCTTTCCTTTTTCCATAATGCGGCTAGGGCTTCCACACGGTCTTCTGTCTTTTGTAAGGCAGTAATAGTACCAATGGGATGTCCGAATGCTTCTGTATGTCCATCAGAAATTTTACCGGGTTGCATTTTAATTGGAGAATGAATTCCGGTTTTTATTAAATTATCAAATTCTTCAAGTGGGATTCTTTGTTTGTTTCCATTTGGTTTATCATCTGTAACAATAATTTTAACCCACTGAAAACTTGGATTTAAAGTTACAGAAGCAAAGGCTTCATTTTCAGATATTTCTTCTATAAACTCTAAACTACAATCAATAAGTTTTTCCATGTGTCCTCTTTAAAGTGGAGATAGTAAAGATTTATCTCCTATTTATTGTCTTAATGTACATATACATTATACCACAAAATGAAAATTTGCGCACAAAATAAGAAATTTATTCGGGTTTTTTCACTGTTTTTGTGGGTTTTTTCTGTGTATTATTAGTATTTTGTGGTTGTGAACCCGGAACAGTTGGTGCTGGACTAAATGCATTAGGGGCAAATTCACCCAATTCTTTTTCTTCTAATACTTTCTGTTCTTGTTCTTTCTTATCCATTTCATCTTTCCATACATAACCAAATATGTCAGCAAAAGCTTCTCTAGAAACATTACCAGTATCATATAATTTAGTCATAGCAGTAATAAAATCTGAATATTTATTTAAATTAATTGGACTAAATTTAATTGTAGGAACATTATCAAAATTATTTGCTTTGGCTACATCATAGACGATCTTCTTTAGAATTTCTAGAATTTTATCTCTAAAATTAAGCATCATTTTTTCTGGCGCAATAATAGCAAATTCTGGATCAGAAGCATTAGACTTCTCAGTTTCACCTGTAGATAAAATCTTAGGAAAACCTAAAGCAGTTATAATATCTCTATTAACATCTACATATTTAGCATCATTTAATAATGCTTCTGTATCAGGATACACCCATGAAATATCTAAAGTATGGTTAGCAAATAGTTGGAACACTCTTTCCATATCTGTTCCAGAAGAATTTCTATAATACAATTGACTTTTAATATCTTCAAATACTTCACCATCATCTTCTGTTACAGGGAATTCATCACTTCCTAATTTTACTAACATGATAGCAGCTATAACTCTGGAAGCAATAGAATAATCCATCCTTCTTAGATTTCTTTTATGTTTTAAAGATTCCAATGCTGAATATAAATAAGGAATTGGATATGGAGAATCGGTAAGTGGTCTACGTCTAAAAATTAATTTATTTTCTAATTTTACTTTGGTTACATTATTTTTAATATCAGATACAAATTCAGGATAATTTGTAGCCAATTTTATATAAAGTTCTCTATCTTTAGTTCCATCTGGATATTTACCTTCATTCTGTATAAAATAAATTAAATCACCGGGCACTTCCAAAAAATATGATGGTTCATCAGAAAGCATAGTAGAATTAATAGTAACTAATGCTGGATCGCGCAACCATAAAGAAACTGGATATTTTAAACTGGTATATTTTTTAATGCCAATTTCTTTTACCTGCTCTTTAGTTAGTACACCGACTTTAATTTCTGGAATAACTAAACCAGAAATTAAATATTCCATAGCCATTTGTTCAGCAAAATCTTTTAATTTTTGTTTCATACTAGTGAAAACTCTAAATTCATTTTCACCTAATCCATTTTTTCCTAATTGTAAATCATTGATTGCAATCTCGACTAATTTATTAATAGTAGAAGAAACTAGTGGGTCTTTCTTGTAAAAGAATCTACATTGATCTACTAATTCTCTAAACTGTTTCAATTCTAATTTCTTATCCATTTTGTCCACATCATCGGGACTCCAAGGATTTTCATGAGAATTGTTGTTTAAATATACAGCAGATATAGCATGATTTATTTTTTGTTTAGTATCTACTGCTTCTTTTATTTCTTGTTTAACTTCTTGTTTTGTCATAATTAAATCCATCCAGGTTTAAATAATTTTAAACGTTTTGATCTAGCCTCCATAAATTCATTTGTAAGATGCCATGCTCCTATCCCACATAATAAGGAAGAAGTAAAGTGATCTTCACCACGTTTACCACCTTTGAATGTTAAAGTCTTATAGGCAATATCTCCACTAGGATTTTTAGAATAGGTCATACGTTCTAATTCAGATACCATATCTAAATCTGTATATGAGAAAATTAATTTATGATTATTGCAGTAATCTTGTAATACAGAAACAGTAAATGGTTTTGTTTTTTCCTTTATTTCTTTTCCATCACTATCAATTCCCAACACTAACCAAGTAGAAAAATCAATAGGAATAACTCTTTTATTGAAATCTTTATGCATATATTCTTCTGCTTCCATTAAATGTTGAATGGTAGCAATACCGGCAGAACCTTTATCAATTCCTATTAACAATGGTTCATATTTTGTATCTAAAGCATTAATAAATTTCTCTTGTACAGGATAAGATACTTTGCTTAATTGTATTCTAGAATGAAAATGTAAGCGTTGCTGATTATCAAAATATAGAATAGAAATAGCTGTGGGTTCTGTATAACCAAGGTCGATTCCAAAAATACATTTTGTAGATTTTTCTGGTAAACCTGGAAGTAATCTTAATTTTTCGTAATAAACACCTAAATCTTCGCCAGCTTGAATACCGTTTATTTGTAATTTATAAACAGAATCATTACCAATACTGAATAAACTTCTATCAAACAAAGAGAAAATTGGTTTACCATGTAAGCCAAGAACAGAATGTATATACTCGTCAGAATCTGCTCCACCATATTGATCCAATGCAAACTGATGATCTTTTTCAGAAAATCTAGGATTTCTGAAAGAATTTACTCTATGTTTTGTATAACTAGAATTCTCTTGATCGCAGTGATATAGAACATTATTTTCTCTAACTCCTGTTGGTACACCTGATACCATCAATCTATATCCACTAGTAAATGTATTCATAATAGGTTGCATTTCCATGAACACTGCCCAAGGGAAATATCCCGCTTCATCTATTATAACAAAAGGTGTATGCAAACCGATAACATTAGCACCAGTACCAGATTGTCCGGCAATACGACATAATAAAACTGCTTGATTTTGTAAAGTAATTCTAAACTCTGATGAATTCACACCCGCATTATTGGACATAAAGAATTTTAAAAACGAATTAGAACGTAATATTCTAATCATACTTGTCCATACTGGATCAAGTTGTGCCTTTCCTGGTACGAAATAAACTACGTAATCCGCAGGAAATACATTATATGCCAGTAACCATAAGATCATTGCAGATAGCGAAAAAGTATTATGGGAATAGATATTATCTACTAAATGATTGTGATTAGTTGGAACTTCTATAGCATATGTTTCTCTGTTCTTTAACAAAGTTATGTCTTTTACACGAACCCAAAGAATGTCTGCGTCAGTAAATTTCAATAATTCATCATCTGCATCAATAATTTTATTTACTTTTAATCTAGATGGAAAATAATTCAATCTTTTTTTATAAGGATTTCTTTTAGCAGATTTAGTTAATATATGATATTTTTTATATCCTAAAATTGGTAAAATATCTGCTTGATTATGAGTATATTTTAAATTTTCTAAACATTGTAGTAAATTTTGTTGTTTATAAGAAATTAAAAATCCAATATCATTTTTAAATTTAGTGATATTATCTAAACCTCTAATAGATAACCACCAGCAGCCTAAAAATTTATTCTTTTTAAATCCAATAGATGCCGAAATACCGAAACGTAAAAGAATGTGTTGTAAATCTTTTGCTAATTTTTCAGAAGTTGTTGCATATCCAACTTCATTTTGAGTTGTTAAACACCAACCATCATCACTAAAAAGTCTATTTAAAAATAAAGCAAGATCATTTTTATTAAGTCTAAATATTTGTTGTGGAATAAATTTATCAAAAGAATGACAATCTCTTATACCCATTTCTTGTAAGAATTGTAAGTAATCATTAGTTACTTTATGGTCTTTCTTTTTAACAATATTATAAGTATATTTTTTATCAAAATTAATATCACAATTAAAATAATTTGAAACTAAAATTATATCATCTAATACTTCTTTGTTAGAAGTAGTTATTCCACCATTATGTACAGTACCTTCAGCAATGAAATGAGCTAAAGCTATTATTTTTTCTTTATCTAAAGTATCTGTTCCAAAATGAGGAATTTCTTTTGCAACAGCTATAAAATCTCCGACCTTTAATTGATTAGCTTGTATATATCCTTTATTTGTTAACAAAGGATGTTCCATTGTTACAATTGTTTCAAATCCTTTTTGTGTAATAATCTTAATACAATCCTGTATTCCATTGGGTTCTATTGTGAAGTTAGATAGTTCTTGTTTCCATGTGTCATTATTTAAAGAAATTATTTTTGACAGACTTCCAGTATTAAACCAGTATTCTACTGTATGATACTCACCAGTAACAGGGTCTAATATCATAGAATCTTTATCTAAACATTTACCCACTGCGCGTGAACAACATAAACAGTTATAATTGCTAAAATCACATACAAATTCTTTCTGGTAGTCTGTTAATTCTATTACTTGATCCTGCTCAGTCAGATCAAAATTATGTATGAATTCACTAAATAAGGCCGGATTTCTCATAATTTCGTACAAAAAAAGGTCTTCATGCTCTACTTTTTCTATAACTGGCATTAATTAGTATACTCCTGTATCTTATAGAACAATTCATTGATTATATTATTCCATGCAAATGTTTCTTTAATTTTGTCTTGTTGAATATCTATAGATGGTTTATTGATAAATATATCTACCAACTGTTCAATTATATCTTTCTTAGAATCAATAAAAATTCCAAAACCTTTATACCATCTATAAGTAGGTAAATCTAAAACTATTGGCAAAGCACCACAGGCTAACCCTTCTACTCCTGCCATTTCGAATCCTTCAATATCTCGTAAGCAAGATGTATAAAAAACTGTATTTAAAAGATTTGCAAATGTATTACTATCCATATATGGTAAAAATTTATAATATTTTCCCCACTTAAAATCTTCCCCTGTGTGCAACATAGTTATTCCTAAAAATTTACAAGCACTATATACATCATCAATATGTTCCGTATTTGCAACATGACCGGTAACAAAAATTGGATTTGTTTTATTTAAATTTTTATCATAAAAAATACTAGGTTCATATCCCCAAGGTGTTGCATAAAAATTAAATTTTTTATTTGTATAAGTAGGTAAATCATGAAATGAAATTGTTAGATTGGCTTTTTCCCATAAAGAATCCCATTGATCATACCCACTTGTAAAATAGGTATGTTGTACAATAATTGTTTTCTTTTTGTTGTCCAACGAATCTTGAATTGGTTTGATTTCTCCACCACCAACTTCATGTATAATATTAATTTCTGAATTTGATTCTGAATTAACCCACTCTACCCATTCAGGAGAATATGTATGCAAAGCCTCAGAGATTCTGTAGAAGGCTTTTCCCCATTTAGAATCAAAATATTCAAATACCTTTGTCATAATTAATTTCCTTTATAATATTCAATCAATTCATCCAAACCTTTATCTAAAGTTATTTCAGGTTTCCAAATATTTAAAATGTCTTGATTGGGTTCTTCTAATCTAGCTCTTTGTAGAGAATCAATTTGTTCTCCAGAAAATAGATTACACCCCAATTTATTAGAAATCATTGTTGCTACTTCATTAATAGTTATCCATTCAAAAGAAGTTACATCATAAGATTTTCCAGATTCATAATTATCACGCATAGTTACCATAGCTTTAGAGGCATCTCTAGCATGTAAAAATTGTCTTTTTTCTTTACCATTTGTTCGCATTGAAATACTTCCCTCTAATCCATTTTGAATAAAGTCTGTAATTGCATAATTAGAAATAGGATTATAGGTTTGTATTCCATAAACGTTCCAAAATTTAGCTATCATTCCACCAAGAGCTTTTGTAAATTTTTCACCTACTAATTTTAAATTACCATAAGTAGATTCTAACATATTACTCATCTGACTAGAAGTAAATATAAATGGTTTATTATAATAAAATAAATTATTAAAAACATTATCCATAATCATAAAATTATTTCTAATAAAACTAATATCATTTTGTTTACTAGATAAGTATTTAGAACCACCTACATCAAATGCTAAGAAATAAACAAAGTCTGCTTTGAACATCATATCCTGTAAAAATTCAGATTGATATCTTAAATCATGAATTTGTTTTTCTTTTTTAATATCAATACTATATACAGTTTCATTTTGTTCTTGTAAATATTTTACTAAATATTTACCAATCATTCCTTCTCCACCAAGAACTAAATTATTCATTTGAATAAATTTTTAACCTCCGGTGTGAATGAAGAGCCTTTACTGATAACAGCCATACCATGATTGTGCATAAAATTATAAAAATCAGCATCTTTGTGTCTATCTAAGAATACCATGATAGCTGCAAATTCTTCCATAAAGCCAGGTTCATTCGAGTCATGCAATAACATTATACCACCTGGTTTAAGTTTTTTGTAATATTCTTCCATTTCTAAAAGAGTTTCTTTGAAAAAATGACCTGTATCAATAAATACAATATCATATTCTTTTGGAAGTTTCTTTAAAATTTCTTTAGATAAATCATTTCCTAGATGAAATTCCCAATTTGGAAATTCTACAAAGGATGCTATTTCTCCTTGAGGATTATTTAAATCACATGACCACAGTAAACCATCCTTATCAAGAGCAGATAAAAATGCGCTTGTGCTATTACCACTTCTAGTACCTAATTCTATAATTATTTTAGAATTTGTAAGTTTAATAAGATCATATAAAAATTGTAAATGTTCATTTATATCCGAATTTGTTTTCTTATTTTTTTCAAATAGACTATCTATATTTGGAAATTGCATATCTGTTTTATCCTTTAATGTATATAAATTAAAATCTAAATTACTAAATCCCCAAGTATCTTTATTTGTAGAAGTTGTAAAATTTCTCAGGGCTAAATCACAACTATTGACAATTCCATTTCCACCAAAACCACCACCATGATTAATATGAAATACTAGAATATCTCTAACAACCTTTAATTCAAAACCAGCTAATGCGGCTTTCTTTTGAATATTAGAATCTGAAAATCCTCTGCCAATTAAACTTTCTTCAAATCCTTTTATAGAATACCATACGTTTTTATGTGCATATTGAAAATCACCACAACAATCTACTTTAGACCATATATCACCTACATAAGCACCACTATCTCCTACTTGTGGATATGAAAGCATTTTATCATAGTTACCTACAGAATCTAAAGGTATATTGCGTCTTGCTCCAATATAGAAAATATTTTCTAAGTTTAAACTTTCTAAATATTCTCTTCCGGGAATAATAACATCTATGTTAGTTGATAAAATAAAATCTGTAGTAAGTCTTCGTATTCCTATATTTCTGCCAAGTACTTCTACACAACTTTGAGAGGCTTTATTATTTAATAATTCTTTTGCTTTTTGTGGTGAAATGATTATCCACTTTAATTTTTCTGACTGTATTAAATCTTTTCTTATTTCAGAAATTAAAGAATTATTTTCAGAATTCCAATCTACATAGATAATTTCATCTACAGAATTTATTAAAGAATTTATACAAAGTGTTGCACGTTCTTTTAGATTTCCACCATAATTATCATTACGACTTACAACTACTGCACCAATAGTCATTCATTATTTTCCTTATCTTTTGTATTATGCAAACCAATTGGTTCAGTAGCATTACCTTGTGGTGGATAATCAGGACGATAATCTTCTACTTTACAACTTTGAATATCAATTAATAATAAGATTATACTACTAAATATTAATGTAATAAGTATAATTTCTAACATTATTCCTCTTTTTTTACATACATTGGATTTTCTGTTGTTTCAATTTTATCAATTTTAGTTCCATCTGAATTAAAATGAATATCCATAATCAATGGATTTTTATCAAATGAATTTGATATAGAATCTATCATTCCCTTTAAGTCTTCCATAGTAGCTGCCCCAAAAGGAAGTAATTCAAATTTATCTCCTAAAACCATTACCACACTATAGCTGATAAAATCTCCATTAACTACTCTAGTATATCCAAATGTAAGATTATTATTTTCCATTGCAAATCCTTTCTTTATTTTAAACTTTCTGGAATATCTGTTTTATTTGTTCCACCTATATCTGTTAATTCTTTAGCAGATAAAGTTACTTCTTGTCCACATGTTTGACCATCTGGCATTTCTCTTTGACATCTAAGAGTTATTTTATTACTTTTAGAATTGGGATATAACCACCAAACATTTGCCAATAACATACCACACTTAGGACAAAAAATCCATTGCGTTTTAGCTGTATAAAATTTTCTAGCTTTTTCTTTTAGACTATCTATAAAAGTTAAAACAGATTCTTCTTTATCACTCTTTCTAATTTTACGAGAAATCTTTAGATCATCTTGTAGTTTGGAAATATCTCCGCGTAATTCTGAACAAACTTTTCCAAGTTTTTCAATAATAGGAATATTATCAAAGTCTACTCCATCATCACTAATCTCTCGCATTTGTTGTTCATAATTTCTAAGCATAATAGTAGCATGAATTAAACTTTCTAATGTGGCTAGATCATTTGGTTTCAAATCATCTAAGTCATAATTTGTTTCATACTCTTTCATTATAACATCTTTAGTATCTTCCCAGCTATCTTGTTTAAATTTAGACTCCATTCTACGTTTATAGATTTCTTGAATCTCTTCATCTGATTTATTTTTATTTTGTGGAAGATTCTTTAAAGAATTGGGACTCATTACATGAATCTTTTTTCTTTTTTTCTCTAATAAATTACCTATTTGTTCTGGCATTAATTCTCCTATTTAAATTTATAATATACTTATATTATACCACATTTTTGAATTTTGTGCACAAAATTACTTATTCTTTTTCTTATTTTGCCATCTAGATTCTAAAATAGAACTAATGTTCTTATTAAGAAATTCTGTCATATTAGATATTGATTTATAACAATCTAGATGAAAAAATATATTTATGTAAGGTACTTCCAATCCAACCATATATTTAGCCTCTTCTTCTAAAATTTTTTTATTACAAACTGGACAATTATTCATTTGCTAAATCTTCCATAGTATGTTTACCACGTCTAACAGCTTTCCTAATATAGTATTTCATAGTTTCTAATAATTTAGGACTGATTAATGAATCATCTTTTAGATAGATAAATTGAATCAGTCTATTTAAATCATCTAATTGAATTGGAAGAACAACATACTCATGCTCTGTGTCTACATGAGCTTGCACTTTCATCGGACTCTTATCTTTAAAGTCACAAAAGAAACATTGATATGATCCATCTTTTTTCTTTATAGTCATAAACTCCCTCTTGACAAACTGAATATTTTGTGATATAATATCTATGTAATAAAATTATTTGATACTAATCAACTATAATACATTATACCACACTTTGTTAGATTTGTCAAGAGGTAACTAACATAATGTAACTACTTGACAAACAAAAGGTTTTGTGGTATAATACATCTAACATAGTCACACAATAAATCGTCCCCAACCATACAGAGTATTTCTCTAAGGGACATCGTGACAAACAAATTCCTAGATTCCATAGGGTATCGAGTAGTCAAAGAGCAACTACTTCCTATGACCGTCTACGCAAGGGATAGTGTAGTTATGTGATAAAACGTAACCTAGGCACTCCAATGTAATCTTTAGATTGGTGACTACACTAAAAGTTCCGAATTTATTTGGTATGGTTGGGGGATTTCCATATTAAAATCTATTTAGAAAGGAATAGAGGATGAGAATATTAAATGAAAATGATAATATTCTAATAGAATATGATTCTCAATTTAAATTTCCACCTGTATACGGTTTTAATGAGAAATTTATTAGAGCTAAGATTATTCATACTCCAAGTAATACAGGAGATTTCTGGATATTTGAATCTTTAGAGGATGGTTTAATATTTTATCAGAATCCTATGGATTCTAATTTTGTACGTATATACAAACTGGAGGATTACGATGCCATTAAAGAAAGGCAAATCTCAAAAAGTGATTTCTAGAAATATAGCTGAATTAGAAAAGTCAGGTAGACCTCATGACCAAGCTATAGCTATAGCTATGGAAAAAGCTGGAAAATCTAAGTCTAAGAAGAAAAAGAAAGGTAAGTAATGTGAACGATAAAATTGATATTATTAAACACTCAATAGAAGAAACCAAAGATTTGTATGAAACAGCTTGTAGAGGTGAATATAAAAGTATTTATTATCCTATCGTAAAAGCAATAGAAGAATTAAATGGTGGAGAATCAATACAGATAGGATCACTTTCTAAAGAACAATTTAAACATTTGCTTGGAAGTACAAGCAGAAAATTTCATAAACAACTTCGTTCTAAACATCTGGAAGGAACAAATTGGCTTATCATAAAAAAATAGGTACTTGACAAATCGACAGTTCTGTGGTATAATAGATTATATCAACGCAGACAAGGAGAACAAATATTGTTAGTGTGTTATACAGACGGAGGTTATAAACAAAGTCGTGAGCCAAAGGGCTATGGTTCGTTTGCAATCTACAAAGAAAATAATTTAATAGAACTTGTACATTTTGATTTATCTGAATCAAAAACTAGTAATGAATCCGAATATCTATCCTTAATAACCTTACTTCGATTTCTTGAAAAAAATTACAAAAGCGAGAATAGTTTTATCTACATGGATAGTAGACTAGTATATAATCAAGTAGGAAATGGATGGAAAGTAAGAGCAGAAAATCTAAAAGATTACAACACCATAGCCCTTGGAATTAAAAAGATATTAGATGTTAGATTGATCTGGATAGGAAGAAAAGAAATATTAAAAGTTTTAGGACATTGAAAGGATTGTAAATGTTTAATTATATCAATGACTATCATCAATTAGGGGAATTTCAAAAGGCATTGTCTATATCTGATATGATATGTCTTGACATAGAGACAACAGGATTGAATCCTTTTAGAGACGAATTAGTATTAGTTCAAGTAAAACTTAATGACCAAACTTTTATTTTTGATTGTACATTGCTAGAGAATAAGTATATAACTTATATAATTCAATTAATTAGAGATTCTAAGAAGAAGGTTATTGGTCACAATATTAAGTTTGATGTAAAGTTTTTGAAACAAAAAACTGGTGAAATGATTGAAAATGTTTATGACACTTTCATGGCAGAAGTTATAATCTATAATGGAATTGGTGATAGATATCCTTCTCTAAAATCTTTGGTAAAAAAATATTGTAATGTTGAACTTGAAAAAGAAATTCGTACAGAATTTATTGGAAGTAAAGAAATAACAACAGAGAAACTAATCTATGCTTCTTTAGATGTTGAATATTTACTTCCAATTTATTATGCTCAACAAAAACTTATTGATGAAACAAAACAAAGAAATGTAGTTGATTTGGAAATGTTGACTTTACCTGCTGTTGTATCAATGGAATTAACAGGAGTTATCCTTGATATAAACAGATGGAAAGAATTAGCAGCTATTGCTTCAGAAAATGCAGCTAGATTAGAATTAGAAATTAGAGATGAAATATTTGAACGAATTGATTTTAATAAATTTTCAAATATGTATCTAGCTCGATGTGGTTTAGGAATGCCACAAGAAAAATCAAAACGCAAGATCGCTGAGATGGAACAATTAACTGACTCAACGTTTTATAAAGATGTTCTAAAAGAAAAATTTCAAGTATCTTCTCCAAATCAATTAAGATATGCATTATCACAAATAGGATTAAATCTTTCTTCTACAAGAGAAGAATTTGTTGTAGCATTGTATGAGAAAACAGATGATTCAATTCTAGCTAAAATTATAGAATATCGTGGCGAAAATAAAAAAGCCACTACTTCTGGTGAAGAATTTTTAAATAGCATTGAACCAAGTACAGGAAGAATTCATTCTGAGTTTGAACAGATGGGTGCAAGATCAGGAAGATTTTCTTCTAAAGACCCCAACCTACAAAATATTATTGCTGATCCAAAATATCGTTCTTGTTTTATTGCAGGTGAAGGTAAAGTAATTGTTGGTGGTGATTTTAGTCAGGAAGAATATAGGTTAGCTGGCGCAGTATCAGGTGAACGTGCCATTATTGAATCATATAAATCTGGCATTGATATGCACACTAAAACAGCATCAATTGTTAATGGAATTCCAGTAGAAGAAGTTTCTAAAGAGATTAGACAGAAAGCAAAGACAATTAATTTTTCTATTCTTTATGGTACTTCAGATTATGGAATGGCACGTAAACAAAAAATATCTGTAGATGAAGCTAATAAAATTATTAAACTTTTCTACGGTGGTTATCCAACTTTAAATGCTTTTCAACGAGCCATTAAGAAAAAGATTTTAGAATTAGGTTATTCTTCTACTCTTTTAGGTAGACGTAGATATTTTGAAATAAAAACCTTCTTTGAGGGTAATGATGGTTGGAAACAAAAATATAAACAAGATGCTACAATTCAACGTGAAGGTTTTAATCATATCATTCAAGGTACAGGAGGAGATGTAATTAAAGAATCATTGACTAGATTATATTTTGAAAATCCTTTTGGAGAACTATTCCATTTACTATTAACTGTACATGATGAAATAGAATGTGAGGTTGATGTCAGTATTAAAGAAGATGCTAAGAAATTTCTAGTTGGTATTATGGAAAGCACATTACAAAAATATTTGGGTGAAATTCCCGCTAAAGTAGATAGCTACATAGAAACCTATTGGAAACATTAAGGAGAAGTATGACTCAATTTATCAATGTAATTAATAAGTATACGAAACGCGCAGTTGCATTTACTTATTTAGCAAATGGTGAAATTCAAATAGTATCCCCATTTGCAGAAGATACAGAGGAAAATTGTATTATAGAAGTTTCTAGGACTTGCTATGGTGTAGAGAGTTGGGATTATGAATACTTCTTAGAATGTATAGAAAACGGAAGGTTAAATGCCAAAACAAAGTAAACAGAAAATATCATTTTTAGACTATATAGTAGATAAATATGGAAGTGATTTTGTAGTATCGGATGAATGCCAAATATTAAAATTAGATTCAATTCCTACAGGAAGTATAGCTTTAGATTTTTCATTAGGTGTTGGGGGTATTCCTCAAGGTAGATTTTCAGAATTAGATGGCCCGGAAAGTGTTGGAAAATCTACATTGGCTTTATCAATAGCATCAAATTGTATTAGGCAAGGTGGTAAAGTTTTATATATTGATGTAGAAAATACAATGAGTTATGATTATATTCGGGCATTAGTAGACCAAGATTTTTCTCTTGATAATATTTTATTGGTACAGCCAGAAACAGCAGAAGAAGCATTTGAAATAGCAGAACGGGGTATTCAAAGTAAAGAATTTAGATTGATTATTTTTGATAGTATCGGTGGATTAGCTCCACAAAAAGAAAAGGAAGATGAGTTTACAGATGCAAATGTAGCACTTGTGCCTAGATTACTTTCTAAGTTTTTACGCCGTACAGCTTTCGATGTTCGTAATAATAATGTAGCTTTTCTATTTTTAAATCAGGTTCGTGATAATATTGGTAGCTATGTTAGAAGTTATACTCTTCCAGGTGGTCATGCTCTAAAACATTTTTGTAGTATTATGGTATCTATGAGTAAGGGTGAGCAGATTAAATTTGGAGATGATATTGTAGGTATTACTTCTAAGTTTACTGTAAAAAAGAATAAATTAGCTCCACCATTTAGAAGTTTTTTCTTATCTATATTTTTTGGTAAAGGTATTGATACTGTAAGAGATTTAGTAGACTTTGGTATTACAATGGGAGTTTTACAAAAGGGTGGCCCTTATATAAAATACAAGGATGAAGTAATTGGTAAAGGTACAGTAAATGCTGTAGAATATTTAGGAGAACATAAAGAAATCTTTGAAGCTGTCAAAAATGAATTAATGGCTTTATCTTCAACTAAGGTAGAAAATGTTATAGAGGATGATGAAGAGGAATAGAATAATGGACAATTTATATATTACTAAAATTCCTGTTGAATATAAGGATAAGACATATTATTATTGTTGGTCTGGAGAATATATTCCTTGTACTGGAATTAGTGGATGGTTTGAAGATTTTGATGGTGTTCGTCTACCTTATACAGACGATTTAGTACATACACTATGGATGATATACACAGGGTTTTATTCCTATACTTATAAAATGCCTCTTGACAAACTATAGAAAGTGTGGTATAATATACTTATGAATACGATAAGCGTTACAAGAACAGGAAATATATATTCAATCGCTTCTACTGAATACATTATCATATATCCAGATGGTAGTACAGAAAAAGTTTGGACACCACCTTGGAATGATTGGGATGATGAAGAAGAGGATAGTAAAACTTTAGAATATGCTGAGAAGAGGTGGATAGAAAGGATTAACAGTGGACAGCAATGATATTTTAACAAGAACATTGAAAGTAGAACGTTTGTACAGTCTCGGAGATTATAAAAATATTAAGTTCGTTTCTGAGATTTATAATGTTCCAAGAGAATTAGCATTCAATAAGGAGGTAATGGACAAGATAAATTATCTAATGTTGTTAGACATCGAATCCAATTTTAGAAAATATGTAGAATTAAGTAGTACAATCAACACGCTAAAAATAGAAGATACAATGAAGTACCTTGAGGAAGAGCGTATAAATACACTAGATGAATTAAACAAAATTATTTCAGTATAATAGGAGATATAGATATGCCATTCGCAGATATTAAACAAAAACAATTTACAGGTGATTTTAAAAAAGTAGAGTTCATTAAATTAAGTCCGGGTATGAATCAGATTCGAATTCTAGATTCTAATGCTTATTCAGTAGATGTTCATTATGTTGGTGGAATTAATATTCAATGTCTAGGAGAAGATTGTCCTGTTTGTAGGAACAATAAAAAAATTATCTTTGAAAATCCTAAAGATTTTAGAAACATTAAAGGTTATGCTTCTAGACGTCAATTGTTTATTGTGAATGTTCTTGATCGTTCTTTAGTTAAAATTTGTCCTAATGAAGCTTGCAAAGAAGAAGTAAAAGCAATCAATGGTATTTTTCCGACTCAATGTCCAAAGTGCAGTGGTTTGCTTCATACAGTTCAACCACACCCGCTAAATAAAGTAAAGATTTTATCAAAGGGTGTAGAACTTTTTTCTAGTCTAAATGCTTTCGAAGTTGCAATAAATGATGCAGAAGGTAATCCAATTGGTCTAACTAATTTTGATATTATGCTTTCTGTATCTGGTAATAAGAAAGAAAGCCCAACTCCAATTCCTAATACTAACGCAAATGATGTTTTGGAAATTCCAGAGGATCAGTTATTTGATAGGGAAAAAGTTGTATTAAAATTTAGTCCAGAAGAAATTGCAGACCTGCAACGTGGTGTAGCTTTGCGTGATATTTTTGCTGCACGAAAGGCAGAGAAGGAAGCTGATGAAGTTGTTACAGATCAGCGCACCGAAGTAGCTGCGGATATTCAGCAACAGATTAATAATATTTTTCCAAGCTAAATAAATATTAGTGGCGGTGTGGTGGGAACACACAAATGGTATTGACAAGAAGCCTCAATTCGAGCAATTCGCACCGACTATGTGTGCAAGGCACAAAATCAGGTTCAAATCTTGACCACTAATTTTGAAAGGAGATAATGTGATAATAGAAGATTCTACATTTTATCTTTGGGAAGTCAAGTGTAATGAATGTGGTGAAGTAAAAATATTCTACAAAGAGGATGTGCCAACAATGGAAGATTTATATGGGGAGTTACTAGCTAGAAATTGGGTAATTACTTATGGTGGTGAAACCTATTGTTTGAAATGTGCGGAGAAAGTTGATGGCTGATAATCTAGCAGAATTTTATCTTGATAAACTGAACACAGAAAATAACAGTGGACTTATATTAGCAAGATTTTTTTGTGAATTATTCGGTTTACCATTGGATAAAGGTAAAATTATTATGTTCAATAAATTAGTTAAACTCTATTCAAAGGATAATTTATTTTTTTCAATCTTAGATTGCTATGATGTTGAGAATTTAAATACAGATAAAGTATATCCTCTTTTGGTTTATATGTGTAAGAAGCGTATTGAAAATAAACTTAGTAAGCAAACTCCTATGTTAAGTCTTACTACAAAAAGTGATAGTATTATCAAAAAAATAGATAGTATGAGACGAAGACGAATAGTAATTAAAAATCCATTTGAGGAGAGTTAATAGTGAGGGATTTATACAGTCATGAAGCAGAATTAGCAGTATTGAATATTGTATTAGCAAATCCAGCAGAGATTTATAATCTTGGTAATTTAAAGTCTTTCATGTTTAGTTCGACAGTTCATAGTACAATTTTTGAATGTATTAAAGAATTAGAAGAGTCTGGACTTATTCCAGAAAAAAATCTAATCATTAGTTTCTTAGATGGTAAAAATAAACTTACTACAATTGGTGGTGCAGATTATCTAACTTATCTTTTCAATCTATCTTATAACAGAGATAATCTTCAAGAGTTTATTAGACAAATTAAGAATAGTTATAAAGCTAGAAGTTTGATTTCTCTTACTACAGAGATACAAGAAAAGATTACTCCTAATGATATAGATATTACAATATCAACTCTACGTGGAACATTGGATAATCTAGAGGATACTTCTGGTGGAGAATCAACAGTAGATTTTAAATCAGCAAGTAAAGATACTTGGAATGAAATTGTAGAACGAATTAATCATCCAGGAATTAGAGGATTTACTACAGGATTTTCAGAATTTGATTTGCATACAGGTGGAATTAATCCGGGTGATTTATGGATTGTAGCGGGTCGTCCTAGTATGGGTAAGTCTGCATGGGCTTGTAATTCCATGTTATATGGGGCAAAAGAAGGTATTGGAGAATTGATGTTTTCTAGAGAAATGCGTAAGACAGTTATTACTGAACGTATTCTTTCAATTGAGACAGGTGTTCCAATTAGTGATATTCGTTTGGGAACACTAAATCAAGAACAATTGGATACAATTTCTGGTGGGATTTCTCGTATAAAAGATTTACCAATTTATATTGACTCTAATTTTGAAAGTGATCTTGGTTATATTGTAGCTACAATTAAAAAATATGTAAGACATTCTGGTGTTAAGATTGTTCATGTAGATTACATTCAACTTCTTGCTGAACGTTCAGCAGATCAAACAGCAGAATTAGGTAGAATATCTCGTTCATTAAAATTATTGGCAAATGATTTAGGAATTGGCGTAGTTGTTTATTCACAATTAAATCGTTCTGTAGAATCTCGTCCAGATAAGAGACCAATTCTTTCTGATTTGAGACAATCTGGTAATCTAGAAGAAGATGCAGATATTGTAGACTTTTTATATAGAGATGAATATTATGACGATAAAACAAACTCTAAAGGTGTGCAAGAAAATATTATTCGTAAAAATAGGAATGGAGAAATAGGAACACTATTCTTTAAATTTGAACCGAATACTAATAGGATTATTTGTAAATGACATCGAAACAGAAAGTAAAAGGTAGTAATTTTGAAAGAGAAATGGCCGAGGTACTTAATAAGAAAATAAAAGGTGGTAGATTTAAACGGATACCATCTTCAGGTGCAATAGGTACAATCATGGGAGAAAGTTCCTTAACAGGAGATTTATCAGGAGAGGTTGAAAATTTTCCTAAGAAATTAAAGGGCGAATGTAAAGTAGGGTATTCAAATAGTAAAACAGGAGAATCTAAAAGTCTTTCTTTAAAAAAGGAATGGATTGACAAGATTCGTGAAGAAGCAAATTCTAGTTATACTTTTCCATTCTTTGCTGGTAAATTTGAAAATGTACGTTCAGGTACAAAATATTTTATTGCTTTAGATGTGGAGGAATTTGCATATTTGCTTAACATGATTTATGACTTACAAAGAGAGTTGGAGTTAACCTATGAAGACAGTAGAGTGGTCTGAAATCAGAAATGCTATTAGTAAACGTGTTAATATTCCAGAAGTAATACTAGACTATGTAGCTAATATTGAAATATTAGAATTGTGTGCTATGGGCAAATCAGCAGATACTATTTCAACGCATCTTGGAATGGATATTGAGGATGTAGCAGAAACATTGAAAGAAACTTTTAATACAAAGATTTGGGATAAAAATTTAGAATTCAACCCCCTAAAACTTTATTCTAAGTTTAAAGGTAATGCATGGGAATACTTAGAATATATTATATATAAATTTCCAGATATATCTACGGATATAATATTTATTTCTTATGATATTGTACAAAAATATTTATATATAAAAGAAAAGGTAGACAAATGTTATGAAGATTCGAGTGCCTGATTATGATGAAATGATAGAAATAACAACTAAGATATCCGAGTTGATGCATGAAAGGGATAAAATTAAAAATCAGATTGAATTTAATGAGGGATTAATTTTACGTGTAGCAAATTTAGATACTAAATATTATATAAATGGTAAACCTCCTGCGACTAATTTTGTAGAAAAGGCATATTTTAATTCAAAGATAGATGGTGTTGTAGATTTTCCAGCACTTAGAGAATCGTTGGCAAGTGTATCTTCTGAATTAGAAAGATATAAAATGATCTTTGATATTATGAAACAACAAATTAATCTGTTTCAAACAGAATCTGCAAACAAACGTAATTCAACATTATGATATATTTATCAGCAAGTTCAATCTCTGATTTCTTAGCATGTAGTAAACGTTATAAGTTTAGAATTTTTGATTCAGATTTTGCGGAAAAGGAATTAGGGAATACAAGACAGAATGTTGGAATAGTTGTTCATAAAATTTTGGAGGATCGTTGGGATCATAGAGATGATGTATATAATTCTAAATTAATATCTGATTATAAAATTACTGATCCAGCTTTAATAAAGCTAATAGGGATTTGTTTGAATAATTTTTATAGAACAATGGTTCCTTTATTAAATTATCAAGATAAAAGTGAATATTCTTTCAAGATAAAATATAATAAGGATGTTAATATTGTAGGTAGAATGGATAGAATTACTAAAGATGGAACAATCTATGATTGGAAAACTTCTTCAGAGTTACCTACTTCTATAGATTCTGATATTCAATTTATATTATATCATTGGGCATATAAACAATTATTCAATAAAGAACCACAGAATATTTTTTTAGTTTCATTATTAAAAAATAGATTGGTAAAATATTCGATCAATAATTTTTATTATCAACAATTAATGGAAGAGGTTGTGCCTTCTCTAATTAAAGACATTACAAATAAAACATTTTACAGAGAAGGTATTTATAAAAATATTTGCAAAAATTGTGCCTTCAAAAGAATTTGTTTAGAAGAGGGGAGGACATGAAATCTTGGTATGTTGAGTACTTAATAATGAATAGATTTGAAATAGCTAGTGATCCTGAAAAAGATTTGGATACGTATGAGGATTTACTTGAAGTTGTGAAAGCTTATGCAATTTTACGAAAAAAGGGTTTGCTTACTAAAAAAGAAATAGATGTTTTAGAAAGTGTTCCGTCAATAACTTCGGCGGCTAAAGTTTTATCTTTCAGCAGAAATACTGTTTTTTATTTGTATAAAAATGCTTGTAATAAAATAGGAGAATATCTTGGTGGGTATTTTACAGATGAAGGATTTATAAACTATATGCGAGAGAAATATAAACTTACGGAACAGCAAAGTTATAGTTGTAAACTATTCATAAATTCTAAATTTAGATTTAAGATAATGAGGAAACAATATAATGCTTGATAAAGTAAAAGAGTTTGGGTTGAAATGCATTCATAGACATACAATCGAGGAACATCCAAGTTGTTTTGCAGAAGAAAAAATCAATATAAAACAAGCAGAAAGAATTGCCAAAGAAACAGGTAAACCTTGGTATCAAGTACCCGGACTTAAGATTGGTGTATTAGATATAGAAGCAGATGGATTGAAAGCAGATTTTAGTACAATGCTTACATGGAGTATAAAAGATTTAGATGGTGATATTCATTATGATGTTGTAACAAAAACTGATTTATTTTCAGGTAACTCTGATAAAGTTATTGTAGAATCTTTAATAACTAAATTAAAAGATTATTCAATTATTATTGGTTATTATTCAACAGGATATGATTTACCTTTTGTGAGGGCTAAGGCATTGCATTATGGTTTAGAATTCCCTGGATATGGTGATCTATATCATTTTGATTTATATTACACAGTGAAATCCAAACTATGTATTTCTAGAAAGTCTTTAGATGCAGCTTGTGATTACTTGGGAATAAAGGGAAAGACACCCATTGAAAAAGAAATGTGGAGACAGGCCAAGTATGGTGATGCACAAGCATTGAGGGGTGTACTGGAACACAACATGGCTGATGTAGAAATTACAGAACAGCTTTATAAGAAACTTATTCCATTTAGAAAATGGATAAAGACCAGTGTATAAAGGATAAATATGCCCACTAAACTTAATATATCTAAAATTGAACAATTGAATACTATAGTTATAAAACAGGAAGTGAATGGTACTCCGTTTTTTATAGCCGCTAATAATAATTTAGTTATAGGTATAGATACTTTAGCAACCATTTTAGTATTTCTAATTAAGAGTGGATACATGTCTGTCAAAGTTTTAGAGGGTATACTAGCAGAAATAAAGGAGTAATATGGAACGAACTGTTGTTTTATTTTGTGGAAAGGCTGGTGTAGGTAAAACAACTTCAGCTATGTTTGCAAAAGATTATGTAAATAATAAAAGGTTTATGACTTCCGATGTTTTTAATTTTGCTTATGCAGTAAAAGAATGTGCAAAAAATTTTTTTGGTTGGAATGAGGTTAAAGATAATTGGGGTAGATATCTATTGCAAGAGATTGGTAAATTTGGAAGAAGTATAAATAAAAATACTTGGATATATCTTTTAATAAAAAAGATAAATGATTCAAAAGTCGATATTGTTTTTATAGATGATTGTAGATTTCCAAATGAATTGAAAATGATAAAAGACCTTTTTAAAACATATGTAATCAGAATCGAAGCACCGAATAGGGAAATTTTAAAATATACTTCAGCATATGATGATCCATCTGAAACAAGTTTACCTTCTGGCCCAAACAAGTTATATGATATTACAGTATGGAACACTGGTACTATAGAAGAATTAGAAAAATCAATTAAAGAAATAGTTGATAATATATTAGATAAGGAGAATGAATAATGCAAGAACTTATTTCCGCAGGTGTTGGTGTTGTATTGAGTTTGGTATTTAGTTTTATCCCTCCTGTTGCTACATGGTATTATGGAATTGATAAAAAGTTTCGAGGCTTGGTTATGGTAGGTTTTACTGCTTTAACTGCGTTGGGTATTTTTGGTCTTAGTTGTACCGGGATGTTTGATTGGGTAGCTTGCACAAAGGCAGGTGCTATCGATCTAGTAAAAGCATTCTTGATTATCCTAGGTACTAACCAGTTGACCTACATGGCTACTCCTGAATCACCTACCAAGATTGCTATACAATCGTCAGCTATGCATGTTAGCGTAGAACCTTTAGAGAAGTAAATTGGGGGCTTGACAAAACGCAAGTTTTGTGGTATAATATAGATATAGTTAGAAAGCTCCCTTTTGGTTGTCATACAGTAAACGGAATAAGGTCACTCTATGACGTAAACAATCCAATAGCGCAATCTTTCTAACTATATGCTGGTGTAGTTCAACGGTAGAACACTTGTCCTGTAAACATGGTATGGGGGTTCAATTCCTCTCACTAGCTCTGAAAATAGGTACTTGACAAAATGGTAAAAGTGTGGTATAATATATAAATAACTGGGGGCATAAGCTAATGGGAAACTGGTTCTTTTGCACGGAATTTTTGAGAGTTCGAATCTCTCTACCTCCACTATGAATAAATTATTAGTTTTATCCAGAATAAATGCTGAAAAATTATCTTGGAATATTTCTATTCCTACAGCTATGATTTCTATAACTGATCCTAAACAAAGATTAGCTAATATTCATAGCAATAAATATATATATTATTTACTCAGACTTCAATTTGATGACATAGACTTAGATATTAATGAATATGTAGCAATGTCTGATGTAGATGCTAAATTTGTTGCAAGATTTTATAAGACTGTATAAAATAAAATACAACTTTTAATTGTTCATTGCGAGGCAGGAATTAGTAGGAGTGCAGGAATATCAGCGGCTATTTCTAAATATAGAGGAGAAGATGATTCTTTCTATTTTAAAAATTATTCTCCAAATATGAATTGTTATAAAAAAACATTAAAAGCATTAATGCATCTGTAGCTTAATTGGTTAAGCATCTGTTTTACATGCAGAGATCATGGAGGTTCGAGTCCTCTCAGATGCACCTAATAAATTTTAGAAGGGATAATGTATGCATGTATTAATAATATCAGAACCAACATCTAAATCTAGATATTATGGATGGATAATAAAAAAGAAAAATGGAATAATTTTTTCTTTTAATGGATTAGCCAACTATTTATTTTTATCTTTTGAATCTGCACAGAAAACTTTAGAAACGATTTCGGAAGAACATAGAAAAGATTTGTCTATAGAATATATAGAAATATTTGGATACACTATAAAGATTTAAAGGAAAATAAATGTCAGATATAACAGTAAACGTAACAGTATATTTTAATAATGGGTTTAGTATTGAAAGAAATGTTCCTATTGCTAGAGCAGTAAGTCTAACAGAAAAAGATAATGTATATGTAGATACTGAAACTGAATATGTAAAAATTTCTACAGTAAATGGTAACATTGTTATTCCTTTGAATTTAACTATTGTAGTACCTAAAGCGGTAGTTCTTAAACACGTAGATCGAGTTAGTAGATACTTATTGTACAAAAGGGACGGAGGAAAATGTGGTTATTGTGGTACAGTTACTTCTCCAAAAGAAGGAACAATAGACCATATCGTTCCAGTTTCTAAAGGTGGTCAAACAGTCTGGACAAATGTGGTTTGGTGTTGTAAGAAATGTAACACTTTTAAAGATGATAGTACATTGAAAGAAAAGGGTATGGAGTTACTAACAACTCCATATAATCCTAAGAAAAAGAAATGATAGAAATTATTCACAGAAAATTAAATAAATCTAAACAAAAGAAGAAGAAAGAAATTTCTAGTTATCGTGACAATAAACTAGGTGTACATACTACGATAAATGGAAAGGGTTATATAGCACGAATAAAATAGGTTGTTGGTGAAATGGTATCACGATTATCTCCAAAATAATTATTAGGGGTTCAAATCCTCTACGACCTGCTGTATAAAAAGGAAATCAAATGATACTTGTAGCTTTATTTATAATAGTTATAATTACCGCTTTATATATATCAGATGATTAATAATATGGAAGTGTGACGGAATTGGTAATCGTACCTGTTTGGAGAATTGACTGAGTGGTTGAAAAGTGCTCCTCTGCTAAAGGAGTTGTCGTTTGAAAAACGGCACATCCGTTCGAATCGGATATTCTCCGCTAGAATAGTGTCTTCCAAACTATCGACTTCCCTAATGCAAGAATTCACATTAGTGAACGAAATTAAGCCGAGCTATTCATTCTCTGAATTTATTTATCTACCGAGGTCTTATGAAAAGAGGATTAATATTTCGTAGACAGCAACGTATTAAACATCTTAATAAAGTTAAAAAATTTTTAAGTTATGGAAATAAGTTTCAGTATAATAATCCTTATTTTAGGTCTGTTTTTTGGAGACGTAATAGAATAATTCCTCCTTGGGAAAATAAAGTTATTGTTGGAAAATATTTAAATACACCTACTTTAGCACATAGTGCACACGGTTATTATAGAAAACTAGGAGGAGTTACTAGACAGGAGTATTTAAATTTATTATATGTATTGGAAGAATTAAAAGAATTAGATATTCATATATCTAAATTAAGGTATATGCGTACTAAATGTGCGGATAAATGGGACTGGGAATAATTGAATTGGAAAGTTGGCAGAGATGGATTATTGCACTTGTCCTGAAAACAAGAGAATGTAAAAGTTCCGTGAGTTCAAATCTCACACTTTCCTCTTTTCTAGCTGACGTGGTGGAATGGCATACACATCTGTCTTAAGAACAGACCTTTAAAAAAGATGCGAGTTCGACTCTCGCCGTCAGCACTAGACATAACAAGAAGTAATATAGTTAATTGCTCTGTTCATATAGCAGAAAATATATTAGACCTTCAATCTAATCACGTGGGTGCAACTCCCACACAGAGCACAAATTGCCTCTTGACAAATCAAGCAAAATGTGGTATAATATAAGAGTAATTAGGAAAGTACAGGTGGCGGTGTGGTGTGACACATAACAAAAAAGCACTCAAAACCAGTAACCGAACTGGGTAGATCATTATAATTTTGATAAAACAAAAGGCAACTCCGGGTTCAATACGGCTCCCAAGAGTATCAGGTAAAAATCCTGACCACCTTAAAAATTTACGCCTATCGCTTAATGGTATAGCAACAGACTTTTAATCTGTAAAAATGAGGGTTCGACTCCCTCTAGGCGTACTGTGTTTATTGTCGGGTGACTGAAAGTGCGTCCTTCGGCATAAAAGTATTGTGGACTCTATACGATTTCGAGATAGGGGTATAGAGAGCAAGTAGTCAGCAAGTCAGGTAAACGTACATGGGGCGTAACTATATCTTAGAAATCTATAGTTAATGCTCATGTCCACTCTGGTAAAATACACATATATAATTGTCCAGAAGGCGGGGTGGTGTAGGTAGTCAGACCTACTAGAAACAATGAGATAGATTGGCCGATCTATTGAGTTTCTATGACAGAATTACTGGAAGACTTGTGTGGATATGGTGGATTGGAAATCTATCCTCGATAATAAACACTATGATTCGTTGGTATAGCGGATATTACCTTACACTGTCAATGTAAGAACAGGGGTTCAACTCCCCTACGAATCGCCTTTGGAAAGGACATCCTATACTTTTGTATAGAACCTCCAATTTTATTTTAGCGTCCTTTCCATCCTACCCCTGTAGCCCAATTGGAATAGAGCGTTTCGCTACGGACGAAAAGGTTGCACGTTCAAATCGTGTCAGGGGTACTTGCCTTCTTAGCTTAATTGGAAAAAGCAGATATCTCTTAAATATAAGAATAAGGGTTCAATTCCCTTAGAAGGCACTTTGCAGGATTAGTACAACTGGTTAGTACACATTTTTGGTAGAAATGTAATTTCAGTTCAATTCTGAAATCTTGCTCTATGCGGGTATAGATAATGGTAGTCAATCTTTTTGCCGAAAAGAAAGTATAGGTTCAAATCCTATTATCCGCTCTTTTTCAGGATGTAGTTCAGCCCGGATAGAACACTCGCTTTGGGGGCGAGGAGTCGAAGGTTCAAATCCTTTCATCCTGACCTTCCGCTACTAGTGCGGACACGGTAGTATTAGTGTATTGGAGCGCACAATTAATAATTATATATTTTATATGGTGTTAGTGGTCTAATTGGTTAGGACAAATACCTGTGGAGTATTTTATGTCAGTTCAAGTCTGGTCTAACACCCCAATAATATTTACATAATAATGAGGTTTAAATGCTATCTACAGTAATATGTACACGGTGTGGTCATGAATTCCTAAAAAAGAATTCTGAAATAAATAGAACAAAGACAAACTTTTGTTCCTCAGATTGTTTTAAAAATTATAGGATTTCTCATAAAAAGGTTATAGAAAAATTTTGTAAAAACTGTGGTGAGAAGTTAAATTTGTCCTCATTAAATAGTAGAAATAATTTTTGTTCACAAAAATGTGCAACAAGTTATAATAATAAAGCAAGACATAAAATACAGGAAAAAATTTTTTATGAAAAATAAGTTTGTGAAGTATGTTCAAAAGTCTTTGTAAGAAAACTTCCCAATCAACGAGTATGTTCTATTTCTTGTAGAACGGTTTTAGCAAGAAAAGAAAAAATACAAAAATTTTTAAATGGATTATTGACTGATAAGCAAGTTCGTTGTAGGATAATTAGGGAATATCTTCTACAAAAACAGAATAATTCTTGTGCTATATGCGGTTGTAGTCCATATCATAATGATAAATCTTTGGTTTTTATTATAGATCATATAGATGGAAATTTCTCAAATAATGTTCCTGAAAATGTAAGAGCAATTTGTCCAAATTGTAACTCTCAGACAGACACTTTTGGGAGTAAAAACAAGAATAAGAATGTGGATAAAAGACATAAAATTCGTTACAGAGATTAATTATATTTGGAACAATTAGTATGGGTTCGAGTCCCATATACTACCCCTA